GTCGGGCTGAGGAGATGCCTGCCGCGGCGTAGGCCTGCAGGGCGCCGAGCAGGATGGCCGCGAGCGCGAGCCCGGCCAGGGCGGCGCGCAGGTGGGGGTGGCGGCGCTCGCGGCGCTCGCGGCGCTCGCGGCGGTCGGTGCGGCGGTCGGCGGCGAGCGGCAGCTCCTCGGTCGGCGTGCGGTCGCGCCAGCCGGCGAAGGGGGCGATGTGGCTGGGGTGGGCAGGCCGGCCGGTCGGGTAGGTGCCTGTCGAGTGGTCGGTGCCTGCCGAGTGGTTGATTGAGGCGGGGTGGTCGGTGTGCTGGTCGGTGTGCTGGTCGGTGTGCTGGTCGGCGGGGCGGTTCATGTCGTTGCTCATGGCACTACTGTATGACGGCATACGGGGTGGGTGCAAGCCCGAGGGTGCTCGCCCGAGGTGACGCGGGACACGCCAGGCCGGGGCGAAGGTGGCGGGGCGGCAGCCTGAGCAGAGGCGGCCCCCTTCGTTCTGGCAGGGGGAGGCGCTCGCGGCGGCGCCCCGCCCCTCGTGAAGCTATGCCTATTTAAACCGCGCGTACGGGGGCGCGGGCGCGCCTGCGATGGCACACGCGGGCAGGCGGGGTGTGGGACCTAGGTCCTACCTGAGCAGGCAGGGGCACGGGGAGGGGAGGGGAGGGGAGGGGAGGGGAGCAGCCCGCGCTCTCGGGACGGCCGGCTGTGTGCGGTGTACGGTGTACACAGATGGTGGCTTGACCGAAGGCGGTTGACCGAAGGCGGCTGACGAGTGGCCGGGCGCCCTCTCGTGCTCGGGCATGGCAGGCGCCTCCTATAGGTAGGCCCCTATACATAGGCATGCACGATGGGGAGGGGCAGGCACCCGTGCCACGGCCGCCCCGCCCTTCGCTCACAGGATCCGCGAGCGCGATGCCGTCCACTCATAGGCACTGCCCATCGCCCGCCCTCGATCGAAAGGCCCCATCACCGGGCCCGGATCCCTGACCGAAGGCGCCTCACCCATAGGGGTTTCCGATGGTTCACGGCTGGATTGAGAGGGAGGGGGTGGGCTTGACCCCCCTATAATTCACACATATAGCCCACCCTCAACCTTTTGTATGGGAGCATACATGTCACCTTCAGCCCCGACCAGCCCCGCTGCGGGCGCCTCTCCGGCGCTCGCGGCGCTGACCGACGCGGCCCTGCTCGCCGTCGACACCGCGCTCACGGTAGGTGCGGCACTGCGCGTCACCCGCTTCGCCACGACCGACGTCCTGGGCGGCTGGGTCCTGTCGGACCCCCTGCACCGCCTGGCGAACCGCTTAGAGCCCGCCACCCCTCCCCACCCATTCGGCTACCTCGCCCCGCCCTCGGCACCTCTGCACCGGCTGGTCTCAGCGCTCGACTGCCCGTTCTGCGTCGGCACCCAGGCGGCGCTGGCGATCGGCGCAGCGCTGGCCGCCACGTCGTCCACCTCCCCCGGCCGCCCCCTCCCGCTCCAGCGCACCTCCCCGCTCGGCCGTGCCCTGCGCTACGGCGCCGCCGCCCTCGCCGCCGCCTACGTCGTGGGCCACGTCTCGCACCGGATCGACTCGGCCGCTCCGGCCGCTCCGGCCGCTCCGGCCGCCACCTCCCAGCCCACGCCCGGCCCGAAGGACTCGAAGTGACCGCCCTCTCCCACGCCGCCGCCGCCGCCGCCGTCTCCAGCCTCGACGCCTACAGGGCTCGCGCCCTGGCGCGCCGCGGCGTCATCGTCCAGCAGCCTCCGGCTGCTCCGCCCGCCCCGCCCGCCCCGCCCGCACCCCGCGCCGTGACCGCCGCGGCCTCGCGCCCGGCGCCCGGCACCGGCCGGGCAACGTCCCCGGTCTCCCGCGGCACCTCCCCGCGCTCACAGCAGTCTCCCGGCACCCTCTCGTGGCAGGCGGAGGCGTGGGCCGCCTACGACGAGGTCGGTGAGGAGCGGTTCCTGGCCTCGACCCTGGCCGGGCGCCTCAGCCAGGCGCGCCTCTACGTCCAGCACAAGCCCGCCACAGGACCGCACTCATCCCTTCGTGACGACGAGACGGACGCGACCGACACGGCGCCCACCGCCTCGGCCGCCCTCGCTGAGGCCGTCCTGGCGGCCCTGGGCGCCAGCCAGCAGGACCTGGGGCAGATGCTCCAGCGCCTGGCGACGAACCTGTTCGTGGCCGGCGAGGGGTGGCTGGTCGGCGTGCCGCGCCACGTCATCGACGAGGTCTCCCCGTCCTCGGCCCCGGCGGTCACCGCCCCCTCGCCCGACCCCTCCCTGACCGACCTCGTGTGGCGCGTGCTGGCCGTCACGGAGGTGTCCTCCGTCGGCTCCGACGGGCGCACCGTGCGGCTGAACCTGGGCACCGACGGCTCGGCGCCGGTCGAGGTCTCGGCCGACGACGTCTACATGGTCCGAGTCTGGCGCCCGCACCCGGCCCGCTACTGGGAGGCGGACAGCCCCACCCGGGCCTGCCTGCCCATCCTGCGCGAGCTGATCGGGCTGACCCGCCACATCAGCGCCCAGATCGACTCCCGCCTCGCCGGCGCCGGCATCCTGGTCGTCCCCTCCTCGGCCTCGGCCGCTCTGGCCTCTGACGCCTCGGACTCCTCAGCCTACGGCGCTCCGGACCCGTTCGTGGCGGCGCTCATGGACTCGATGCTGCGGCCGATCGAGAACCGGGACGACGCCTCCGCCGTCGTCCCGCTGGTCGTGACCGTGCCGGACGAGGCGGCGGACAAGATGAGCCACCTCACGTTCTCCTCGGCCCTGGACTCCGGCGCCAGGGACCTGAGGGATGAGGCGATCCGCCGCCTGGCCCTGGCCCAGGACGCCCCGCCGGAGCTGCTGCTCGGCTCGGGCGCCATGAACCACTGGGGCGCGTGGCTGACGCGCGAGGACACGGTGACCACGCACATCGAGCCGGTCCTGGCCCTGATCTGCGACGCGCTGACCAGCCAGTACCTTCGCCCGGTCCTGCTGTCGGCGGGCCTGTCCGAGGACGAGGTGCGCACCCTCTCGGTCGGCTACGACGTCTCCGCTCTCGTGGCCCGGCCGAACCGGTCGGAGGAGGCGCTGAACCTCCACCGCGCCGGCGCCGTGTCGGACGAGGCGCTTCGTGAGGCCAGCGGGTTCGACGACTCCGACGCCAAGCCCTTGGACGAGCGGGCGCTCATGCAGGCCCTGGCCATGGTCACCAAGCGGCCGGACCTCATGGGCACGATCGGCATCGGGCCCCTCACCGAGGAGATCCTCAAGGCCTACGAGGGCGACTACTCGGCCCCGTCCGAGGCCCTTCGCGCCCTGGCCGTGCCGCCGACCGCTCCCGCCGACCCGTCCTTCCCCTCCAAGCCTGATCAGGACGGCCCCGGCCGCCCCCCGAGTGGCGCCGACGCGGCCGAGCCGGGTAGGGTTCCAGGTAGCGAGGCGCCGGTCTCATCCGGCGACGCCCGCCCGGAGTCATCCACCACGGCCCCTGCCGGGGCCTGACCCGACCTCAGGAGAACCCATGACACCTCCCCCACCCACTGCCGACGCCGCCCGCGCCTACGCGGCGGCGTCGGCCGCTACCTCCCCCGCCTCTCCCGCCCCGCGCCGCAACCCGGACGCCCGGCTCACCGCCCACGGCCAGGACGTTGACGCTACAGCCCTCGTGGCAGTCGTTGACGTCCTGGTCGTCAAGGCCCTCGAGGCCGTCGGCAAGAGGATCGTGCGCGCCGACCGCGCCCGCTTCAACGCGCTCAAGGGCCGCCCGTTCCATGAGGCGCACGTGTTGTGGCCAACGGACATCATCACCGTGAGCAAGGCCACGAAGGGCGCCTGGGACGTCGTCCCCGCCCTGCTCGACAACCACGGCTGCCCCGGTGTCGAGTCCGGCCGCGTCGTGACCCTGCTGGACGCCTACGTGTCCCAGGTCGCCACGCACGGCGTTCCGCACCGGCTGGACCGGCTCGTGACGGCGCTGCGCTACGTGCTGCCCCAGAACGCGCTCATCCGTACGCCTAGCCTGAACCGGGCGGCGCTTGAGGAGGTGCGCTGATGGCCGGCACCATCCCCGCCTCGGGCACCGACCTCCTGGCCGAGGGCCCCTCGGACTGGGATTCTCCTAAGGCGGTGGCGGACTGGCGCGACGCGATCGAAGAGCAGTACCTCGACCTGGCTGAGCCGGTCCTGAACGACTTCCTGAAGCGCGCCCGCGCCATGGCCGAGGACGCGCTAAGTGCCCCGGTCCTCGTGGCGGCCGGCGACCGGGTGCCGAACCCGTTCGCCTGGACCTCGGTCCGCTCGGCGTGGCAGGCCGCCATCCGGGACCTTGTTCGGGACGACCGTGGCCGGCGCCGTCTTCCCCAGTACGCGACCGTGCAGAGGATCCTTGAGGACTCCGGCCTGCCGGTCATGGTCTACGAGGACGTGCGGTCCCTGCTCAAGCGCGCCGCCTCCGAGGGGTGGGGTGAGCGGAAGACGAAGATCGAGCTCGGCAGGCTGCTCGGCACTTCCCGCCGCAAGGGGGAGGCCACAACCGCCTACGCGGCCCGCCTGCGCACCCTGGCCCGTACGGCGGCCACCGCCAACGCGGCCCACCGCATGGCGACCTCGGACCTGGCGCTCAAGCGCGGCCGCCTTCGCTGGGTGACGGTCCACGACAACCGGGTGCGCCCCACCCACGTCGAGGCCGACGGGCAGGTGCAGGACCTCGGCACCCCGTTCCTCGTGGGCGGCGCTCACCTTCTCTACCCCGGCGACCCCGCCGGACCGATCAAGGAGACGGCGAACTGTCGCTGCATCCTCATCCCGACCGACGCCCGGCCCCGCACCAGCGCGGCCGTCAACGTCAAGTACTCAGCCTCAGACATCGAAAGGACAGCCATGAAGCTACGCATCGAGGAGACGGCCCGCCGCGTGGGCGAGTTCTCAGACCGGCGAGCCGGGGACTCGAAGCCTGTAGGCGACGCCGTTCCCGAGCCGGACTCGGCCCCGACGTCGGACGGGCGCTGGGAGGGCGTCATCGCTCGCGAGGGGGAGATGACCGGCGACGGCCGCCTCATCGAGGACGGCGCCCTGCGCTGGGACGACCTGCCCATCCCGCTGCGCGTCACGTTCAAGGACGTGGGAGGTCACGACGGCGCTGAGGTCTGTGGACGGATCGAGACCGTGGAGCGCCGCGGCAATGGCGACATCTACGCCACCGGGACCTTCGACCTAGGCAGCGCTACCGGAACCGAGGCGTACCGGCAGGTCAGCGAGAAGATGTCCAATGGCGTCTCCATCGACACGGACGACGTGACGTTCAGGATCATGGCTAAGGCAGACATGCCTGAGGCCGACGTTGCAGATTCCGGCAACGAGGATGACGCCGACGCGGATCCCGACGGCCGGGTCAAGGTCGCGGCCATGTCCTCCTCGGATGAGCTCATGGTTATTGAGTCGGCCCGCCTGCGCGCCGCCACGCTCGTCGCCGTCCCCGCCTTCGCCACGGCCCGCGTCTACGCCGCTGGGCAGGTCCCCAGCACCTCCGCACCCACTGAGCGCGACGAAAACGTCGATTCTGGGGAGAAAATGGCTCGCTCAGCAGGTGACGACCTGCCGAGCCGCGACGCCCTGACCGCAGCGGCTATTCCCACCGCCCCTCCGGAGGCGTGGTTCAAGGATCCGCAGCTGACCGCCCCGACCGCCCTCGTGGTCGAGGACGGCGGCCGGGTCTACGGCCACATCGCCGCCTGGGGCACCTGCCACATCGGCCAGGTTGGGAAGTGCGTCGAGCCGCCCACGAGCCCTTCGAACTACGCCTACTTCCGCACCGGGGCGCTGCGCACGGCCGAGGGCACGTCCGTGGCTGTGGGGCATCTCACAATGGGGACCGGGCACGCAGGTCCTCGCGACTCCGCCCACTCCGCCGCTGAGCACTACGACAACACCGGCACCGTCTTCGCCGACGTAGCGGCCGGTGAGGACGCCTACGGCATCTGGGTCGCGGGCTCGCTGCGCCCCGGTATCACCGCCGAGCAGGTCCGAGTGGCCCGGTCCGCCCCGATCTCCGGCGACTGGCGCACGATTCGCGGCTCCTTGGAGCTGGTCGGAGCCCTGGCCGTTAACGTTCCGGGCTTCCCAGTGCCGCGTCCGCAGGGCCTACTGGCCTCCGGCGAGGTCCGCTCCTTGCAGGCGTCCGGCGTCGTGGCTCACGACGACTCCGCCGCCCGCGCCGCGCACCCCTCGAGCCGGATGCAGGGAGACGGCCTCACGCTCGGGGACATCTCGTACCTGAAGCGCCTGGCGGAGTCCGAGCGGCGCCGCGACCTTCAGCGTGCTACGGCTGCCGACAAGATGCGAGCACGGGTCGAGCGCGCAGGTACACTGGCCAAGGCGGCGTCCATGGCGCGCCGTCTAGGATCCATCTGAGGAAAGGAACATAAATCATGGGATGCAACTGTGGGCGGTCTACAACTCCCCCGGTAGGCACCGAGCCCCGGCCCCTGGCCGACGGCACCCTGCCCGGCGAGGGCTCCAAGGACTCCTCCCCGATCACTCGCTTCTAGGCGTAGCGCTACCCATCATCATCGGCTATGATGGTCCCTGTTAGAGGTCTCATGGACTCCTGACGCTGGGTGGATCAGGCAGAACCCCCGCACCGTTTGCTCATGGCGGTGCGGGGGTTCTGCTCGTCCTATGGAGGTCTGTCTCACTCATAGGTGTATCCTTTAAGCCAACGGCATGGCAGCAGGGCCTCGTGTGTACCCCGCTGGGGACGGGAACCCTGCCCAGCAACGAGACACGGAGGACCCCTCAACATGCGTAAGCACTTCGACATCACCGTCTTCGCCGACCAGGGCGAGGACGCTCCGGTCGAGACCTTCGACCTGGAGATCCCCGAGAACCTGTCCGACCTGAGCGCTGCCGACCTCGGTGACCTGCGCTCCAAGGCCATCGACGCCTTCCAGACCCTCTACGCGAACGGCGAGTTCACCGACGAGGACCTCGCCACGCTCGGCACCCTGACCGACGGCATCGAGGTCCTCTCTGCTGAGATCAGCTCCCGCGAGCAGGCCGCCGCCGAGCGCGCTGCCAAGGCCGCCGAGATGGCCGCCAAGGTAGGTGCCGACAAGCCCGCCGCCCCTGCCGATGACGACGAGGGCGACTCCCCTGCCGATGACGCGGATGACACGGACGACTCCCCGGCCGAGGAGAAGGCCGACGCGGCCGAGGACGAGGCTGAGGCCAAGGCCGAGAAGAAGGCCAAGGCCGCTGCGGCCGACGTCGAGCCCGCCGCTGAGGTTGACGCCAAGCCTGAGGCCGTCACCGCTGCCGCCCCTCGCGGCCCCATCAAGCTGTCCGGCATCCGTCGGCACGTTCACACCCCCGCACCTGCGATCACTGAGGAGACCTCCGTGGAGGACACCGCTAAGGCCCGCCTGACCGTGGCCGACGTCCCCGGCTTCGCCGCCGACTCCGACGCTTCCTTCGAGGACCTGGCCGTCGCCCTCGACCGCCGCCTCCAGGGCTTCAACTCCGGCGCCTACGCCGCGGCTGCCCGCGCCGGCCGCGCCATGAGCGAGCGCCACAGCCTCGCTGTCGTGCGCAAGCACTTCGACGAGCGCGCCACCGTCTCCTCCCCGGAGTCGGCCGAGGCCGCCATGGCCTTCGCCGTCAACGAGAAGAACCTGCCCGGCGGCTCCCTCGTCGCGGCCGGCGGCTGGTGCGCCCCCTCCGAGACCGTCTACGACCTTCTCGAGGACGAGTCCCGCGACGGCCTGATCTCCCTGCCCGAGATCAACGTCACCCGCGGCGGCATCAAGTTCACCAAGGGCCCCAAGTTCGCCGACCTCTACGCGGCTCCCTCCTTCAACTTCACCGAGGAGGAGGCGAAGGCCGGCAAGTACCAGCCCACCTCCGCTACTGACCCGACCAACAAGGTCGGCGCCAAGCCCGTCTACAACGTGCCCTGCACCGAGTTCGAGGAGGTCCGCCTCTCCGCGGCCGGTATCCACGTCCAGGCCAACCTGCTCCAGCAGCGCGGCTACCCCGAGCTGGTCGCCCGCACCATCCGCGGCGCCCTCGTCGCTCACGAGCACAAGATGAGCGAGCGCATCATCGCCGCCATGGAGAAGCAGTCCACTGCCGTATCCCTGGACGCCGGCCAGATCGGAGCGGCCGCGCCGATCCTGACCGCCATCGAGCTGCAGGTCGAGCACTACCGCTACGCTCAGCGCCTCTCCCGCTCCACCACCCTGGAGGCGGTCTTCCCCTACTGGGTCCACGGCGCCATCCGCACCGACCTGTCCCGCCGTCAGGGCGTCGACCTCACCGACGTCAACGACGCCCGTATCGACGCATGGTTCAAGGCCCGCGGCGTGAACCCCCAGTTCGTCTACGACTGGCAGGCTCTGACCGGCGCCGCCGGCGACTTCAAGGCCTGGGGCGGCAGCCTGAAGTTCCTGCTCTACAGCGCGGGCACCTTCGTCAAGGGCGGCCAGGACGTCATCACCCTGGACACCGTCTACGACTCGGTCCTGCTCGGCCAGAACGACTACACCGCCCTGTTCACCGAGGAGGGCTACCTCGTTGCCAAGCGCGGTCACGACGCCCGCGTCGTGACGGTGCCGATCAACCCGAACGGCGGCACCGGCACCGGCATCCGCCTCCTCGCCAACGGCACGGCTGACCCGGCCAAGTGATGACTCCGGGGCGGGCGGCGGCCAGTCCCCGCCCGCCCCGTGATCGTCCCTAGCCAGTCACCGTCCAGCAAGGAGGACAGATGCCCATCATCGCACCGAAGCAGCGCATCGAGGCGCCGGTCACTCAGCGCCTGAAGGGGGGCCTCTTCTCCCGGTTCGCCCCCATCGAGGACTCCTCGATCCGCTGGGAGAACGGCGTCACCTGGGAGGACGTCGCGCGCACCGACGTCGGCACCATCGGCCAGTACCAGAAGCCGGGCACCGTCAAGGGCCTGCCCAAGGTCCTGGACAAGCCCAAGGGCGTGACCGTCGAGTCCATGGAGCCGATCACCGTATACGCCACGTTCCGCACCACTCCTCTCGACCACACCCCCGAGGAGGCCGTCGCCATCGCTGCGCAGCGCCTTGCCCAGTACGAGGAGTACGCGGTCGAGAAGGCGCTGTGGAACGGCGTCGGGGGCGTCGGCCCCGCTCTCAAACGCGCCCAGGAGTGGGCGAACGATTCGGGAGCCCAGCCTGCGGAGGGCGCGTGGAACGCGGCTGAGAAGTACGCCCACACCCCGGGAGTGGCCCCGACGTTCCACCTCTCACAGCGCCTCGGGTCGATGCTGGCCGGGCGCCTGTACATCGACACTGACCCGCGAACCGGCGAGTCCTACACCCGCATGGGAACTCCCGTGGTCTTCGGCGACGGGTACGACGACACTCCCCCGATCATCGCGTCCACCGGGCCGATCCTGATCTACCGGGGAGACGTGTTCACCTCGACCAATGGGGCAGGCGGCTTCGATAAGGGGCAGAACGACCTGACGGCCGTCGCTGAGCGGCAGTACGTCATCGCGTTCAACCCGGATGACGCCTACTTCGTGAAGGTGTCCACCGACCCCGGCACCGGCAAGTACGTGGCCCGCCAGTTCTGAGCCCAGATGACCTACTCACCAACTCCAACACCAACGGGAAGGATGCGCTGAGCCATGGCTAAGACGCACTCATACACACCAGTGCTGGGGAAGCGCATCCGCGTCACCCCGCTGGACACCTGCGGCAAGTTCGACAAGGCACAGCACAAGCCGGTGGCCACCTCCGGCTTCGTGTCGGTCAAGCTCGCCGCCGAGGTTGAGGACGGCACGGAGATCACGGTCCGCAAGGCCGACGGCTCTCTGTGCGTCAACGAGAAGCAGTCGAACACCTTCAAGTACTTCACAGTCGAGCTGGAGTTCTGCGGTGTGAACCCCTCCGTCCTGGACATCGTGACCAACGCCACGAAGTACCTGGACCACGCGGGTGACACCGCAGGCTTCAAGGTCGCCTACGGCAAGATCGAGAAGAAGTTCGCGCTCGAGCTGTGGACCGGCCTGTCCGGCCAGGCCTGTGCCGCTGGCGCCGAGGACGCCAGCGGCTACCTGCTGATGCCCTTCATCACCGCCGGTACCGTCGGCGACATCGAGGTCACGGGTGAGGACGCCATCTCGTTCTCCATGACCGGCGCCGTCACCAAGTCCGGCAACGCCTGGGGCGTCGGCCCCTACGACGTGGTCAAGAAGGCCAAGGCCGGCGGAGGCGGCTTCGAGAACGCGAAGCTCCCCACCGCCCTCGACCCGCTCGACCACCTCCTCATGATCGACACGGCTCTCGCTCCCCCGCCGGACAGCGACCAGCCCGTCACCATCCCCTGAGAAACCCCGTCTCAGAGACACTGACAGCCCCGTAGAGCGCACAAACGCCCTGCGGGGCTGTCACCGTACCTGCTCCCCGCAGAAGCCCCTCTACGGCCCTTAGGCGGTGCCTATAGGTATACTCATCAGTGCGGGCACCGCCTATGGAATCCAGGCGGCGTAGCCATCCCGCACCACGTACGCGTTGTAGGAGAGGGCATGCAGGACATTGACAGGGGCTACGGCCCAGGAGACTGGCCGGTCTCCTACAGCGCGTGCGAGGACCTGAAGGAGTACCTGGACGAGGCGGGGCGCCCCGAGCAGCAGCACACCTTCGAGGCCATGGCGACCCAGCTGCTCTGGGAGTGGACGGGCCGCCGGTTCGGCACTGACATCGTCGTGATCAGGCCGGAGCCAGCCGACTGCGCGCCGCCGCCCACCTACCAGTCCCAGGAGTACCTGCGGGGCTTCCTCCCGTTCCGCCTGGGCGGCGTCCTGCGCGACGTCGTGTGCGGCCTGTGCGGCCCCTACTGCACCCACACCCATGGCACCCCGGCCATCCGCCTGCCCGGCAACGTCCACCGAGTGCACCAGGTCACGATCAACGGCAAGGTGCTCCCGCTGGGCGCGTACCGGCTCATCAACCACTCCGTACTCCAGCTCACAGGCCGCACCTCGCCACTCGGGCCCGACGTTCCGCTTGTATTCCCCCCGGTACAAGACCTATCCCGGCCGACTACGGAGGAGGGCACCTGGGAGATCCGCTACTCGCAGGGCGTCCCCGTGCCTGAGGGCGGCCAGGTCGCCGCCGGCGTGCTCGCGCTGGAGCTGGCCAAGGCGGCCTGCATGGACCGGGACTGCGCGCTACCCGCCCGGCTCCAGTCGGTCACCCGGCAGGGCGTAACCGTGCAGGTGCAGGACGACTTCGACGAGATGCAGGAGGGCCGCACCGGCATCTGGCTGGTCGACTCCTGGGTCGCCTCGATCCGCAAGCCCCGCCAGGCCGCTCGGGCCTACAACCCTGACGACTACGCGCGACGACAGCCGTCCAACCGCCGTGGCGGGGTGATCTGGTGAGCCCGGCCCCGCGGCTGACACGCCGCAACCGCGCCCAGAGCGAGGACTACGCGGCCTTGTCGGGCCGAGTAGCCTCGCCGGTGCCGTCCGCCGTCCACTCCACCGCGCTCGCCCTACTCAAGGGCGGTGCTCAGGCCCTGTCCAACGCGGTCTCGCAGGCCTATGTCGCCCCCGGCGCAGAGGTGGCCTGGGACGAGTGCTGCGCCGGCCACCTCTACGTGCGTACCGTCTCCGTCTCCCCGGTCTTCGGCCCCCGCGCCGCCGACGGCGAGGCGTGCTCGGTGCGCTACTGGGCCGCTACCTACGCCCTCGGGACGCTGCGCTGCGTCGAGGTCGTGGACGACCGGGGTCGCGGGCCGCGACCATTCGACCTGACGGCCGACGCGGCCGTCCTGCACCAGGACATGGCGGACCTGGGCAAGTTCCTCACGTCGTCCACGAACGCGAACGACATGGACTGGCAGGCCTCCGGCCCTGACGGCGGCTGCGTCGCGGGCGAGTGGACCTTCACGGTCCGGCTCAGCTGCCCGTGACGTCCTCGCAAACTCGTGGGGTAGTGTGAGATGGTTCACGTAAGAGTACGGTTCAAGGGCCCAATCCGTCAGGACAAGGTGGCCCAGATCACTAAACAGGCCGCCCTGAAGGCGTCCAAACGCACGCAGGGCCGCATCCAGCGGAACATCCGATCCAAGGGGCGCGTGAACTCTGGCCGGATGGTGAACTCCGTCACAATTGAGCGCGTTCCCGGAAAGCACCCGCTCAACCCGACCTTTGAGATCGGCGTCCGCACGCCCTACGCCGCCTACCAGGAGAAGGGCACCAGGCCTCATGGGCCGGTCAGGGCTCAACGAATGGTCTTCACGCCAAAGGGCTCCAGCCAGACCGTGTTCGCGAAGTGGGTCAAGGGAATCAAGGGCGCCCACTTCGTCCGGGACGCGGTCCGGCTTATCAAGCCCTCTGACTTCCATTAGAATCGCCTCATGGCTACTATCACGATCCCCGGCAAGACCCGGAAGTCCATTACTGTTGAACTGGTCGGTACCGAGTACAAGGTCCGCCCGCCCAAGACCTCCGTCGCTATCTTCCTCTCCCAGGCTCTCAAGGACGCCGGCGAGGATGCGGAGAAGCTCATCGACGGCCTGTCTAAGTGGTGCCACGTCCTCTTCGGCAAGGAGGCCGGCGCCGAGGTCGTCAAGCGGCTCAAGAGCCCCTCCGACGACCTAGACATTCCCGACCTGACTGACCTCATCTCCGCCGTCATGGAGGAGGCGGGCGAAAACCCTACTACGTGATCCAGCGCCTGCTGGCCTCGGCCCACAAGGAGTGGGACTACATCGACGGGTTCTGCCTCGGGCACGGGATCGACCTGGAGACCCTGCCCCTGAACCGGTTCTGCCACGTCATGTGGTGGATCCTCACCCGCAACGCCGAGGACGAGGGCGCTACCGAGAAGCTGAAGAGGGACCTGTGGCTCCCGCCCAAGGGCGTCGAGGTCACCGATCCTCGCAGCCCGTGGTACTCGGGCAACGAGTCCAGCGGGTTCGGGTCCCTTAAGTCGGCCCTCGGGATGTGACATCACCTATAGGACACGCCTATGCGGGCGGTATCATGGCCTCAGACAGGAGTCGGGCCGCGATGCCGCCCGCTCGACGTACGAGCGGGGAGGATAGCCCGTGGCAGACAAGATCGGCGAGGTCGTCGTAGAGGTCGGAGCGGACGCGCGTGACTTCAACGGCGACGCTGAGCGGGGCATCGAGAAGAGCCTCAAGAAGATCGGCAAGAGGATCGAGCGCGCCGCCGAGAAGTGGGCGCGCGAGATGCGCGACTCGGTCAAGGACGCCCTGGACGGCCTCGTGCTCCAGGTCAACGCCAAGATCGACCCCAAGGACCTGCGCCGCATCGAGACGGCGATCGCCAGTACCAAGGCGTCGCCGGAGGTCAGTCTCTCCAAGCGCGACCTGGAAGAGATCAAGATGAAGCTGCGCCAGGCCGACTGGCGCACACCGGTCAGGCCGGTCCTCGATGACAACGCCGTGGCAAAGCTGGGTCGCGAGCTCGACGAGATGCGGGCCGCGATCAAGGCCCGCGTGGACCTTGACGAGAAGTCACGTCAGAAGGCTCTCGACGCCATCCGTAAGACCGAGGCGGCCATCGACGCCAAGATCGAGGTAGACGGCAAGGACGTTGCCGAGATCAAGGAGCGGATCGCCAACATCAAGTCCGACCTGAAGGTCGACGTCTCCCTGGAGAAGGGTGCCCAGCGCAAGATCCGGGAGCAGATCTCCCGGCTCGACGCGAAGCTCAAGGCTGAGGCTGAGCTTGACGACGCCTCTAAGAAAAAGCTCCAGGCGGAGCTGAAGAAGCTCGGCGGGGACATTGAGGCCCACGCGCACCTGTCTGAGGCGTCCAAGCGGAAGCTAAAGCACGAGCTCAGCAAGCTGGACGGCAAGGCCACCGTCAACGCCGACCTGGACGACGGCAAGGCCCGCTTCGACCTGGCCCGGCTGACCAAGAAGCCGCGCTACATAGACATCCACGTGCGCCTCGCGAAGGCGTCGCTGGCGAAGGTTGCCGCCGAGCTGAAGGCCCTGGCCGGCGGGAACATCTTCGGCAACCTGAAGAACAGCCTCAACGACATCTTCACCAACCTGGACACCTTCTCCGTGAAGATGGCCGGGGCGGGCACCGCCATCCTCGGGCTGACGTCTGTCGCCGGAGCCGGGTTGGGGACTATCGCGCAGTTCGGCGCGAGCATCGCCCACACCCTCCCGGCCCTGCTCGCCATGCCCGGCATCCTGGCCGCGGCGGGCGCGGGGATAGGCATCTTCGCCGCGGCCATGTCCGACGCCTCCACCGTGCTGGAGGACCTGGGCCCGTCCTTCGAGTCGCTGCAGGACTCCATCTCCACGTCGTTCTGGGGAGAGGCCGAGGGGGCCGTCCGTTCCCTGATCGTCAACGGCCTGGAGGCCCTGACCCCGGCCATCTCGGACGTGGCCTCGCAGATGGGGGCCATGACCGGCGCCGTCGCCAGCGCGGCTCAGGACCACCTACCAGGCTTCCAGGCGTCCCTAGGCTACCTGGCCGAGGCCATGGACATCGGGGGCGACGGGGCGGGCGCCTTCACCGACGCTCTGCTGACACTGGGCGAGACCGGCGCGAAGTACCTGCCCTCGATCGCGGAGTGGGCTAACGGCGTCGCCTACAGCTTCCAGAACTGGGTCCAGGCCAAGACCGAGTCGGGCGAGATGGACAAGGCCATCCAGTCCGCCGCGAAGACCTTCGGGACCTTGAAAGACATCGTCTTCGACCTGGCAGGGATCCTCGGCGGGGTCTTCTCGGCCATGGCGGCGGGCTCCTCCCCGCTGAGCGCCATCGCCGACGGGCTGGACCGAGCCAACGCCGCGGTCAACGGGCCGCTGTGGCAGGGCACTCTGACCACGATCTTCAGCGCGATGGGTACGGCCGCGTCCTACGCCTTCCAGGGCGTCGGTTCGCTTGGACAGGCCTTCGTGTCCCTGGCTCCCACGCTCTCCACGATCCTGCCTCTAGTAGGCCAGATCATCGAGGTCGGACTGAACGGGATCTCGACGGCCTTGCAGAACCCCGCCTTCCAGGGCGGCCTGGAGTCGTTCTTCAACAACGTCCTCATCGCCGTCCAGGCGCTCGCCCCGGCCATGCCCGCCCTGGGCGAGGCCTTCGGTGCCCTGGCAACCGTCGGCGGCGAGCTGCTCGCAGCCGTCGCCCCGCTGATCGCCGAGCTGGTCGAGCAGTTGGCTCCCGTCATGACGCAGCTGGCCGCCCTGCTGGCCCCGATCATCGAGCAGCTGGCTGCGGCCCTCATGCCGGTGATCCAGGCCCTCGGCCCGGTGCTGTCGGCCCTGTTCGCTGTCCTGGGCCCGCTCATCAACGACCTACTCGCCGCGATCGTTCCCGCCATCCAGCCGATCGTGGCGTCGATTATGAGTGCCCTAATCCCGGCATTCCAGCTGATCGGGACCGTGGTGAGGGCTCTCCTGCCGATCGTCGTCCCGGTTGTCAACAACATCCGCGACACGATCACCAGCATGATGAAGATCATCCAGGGTGTCATCAATGTCGTCATGGGCATCATCACCGGCAACTGGTCCCAGGCGTGGAACGGGATCAAGCAGATCGGTTCCGGGGTATGGAACTTCATCTCCAGCTCCTTCCGAAACTTCGGCAGCCTCCTGAAGAGCATCGCCCAGGCAGCGTGGAACCTCCTCGGGAGCGTCATCTCCGCCGGGTGGAACGCCATCAAGTCTGGCGCCTCGGCCGCGTGGAACGGGATCAAGTCGGTCGTTTCGACCGGCGTCAACGGCGTGGTGAACTTCGTCAAGAACCTGCCCAACAACATCAAGAGCATCTTCTCCAGCGCCGGGTCCTGGCTGATCAGCGCCGGTAAGAACATCATCCAGGGGTTCATCAACGGTCTGAAGTCCATGTTCGGCTCGGTGAAGTCCACCTTGGGAGGGCTTACCAGCAAGCTTACGTCCTGGAAGGGGCCCGAGCCCGTCGACAAGGTCCTGCTTACCCCGACGGGTGAGCTGATCATGAAGGGCTTCGTCAAGGGCCTGGAGAGCCAGTACGGCACCGTCCGCAAGTCGCTGGCGGGCCTGACCGAGGACATCGCCAAGCCCGCCACGATCGGGCTGAACGCGAACGTGCGTCCGCTCCCCGCCCGCGCCTCGACAGGGCGGGTGACGTCCTCCGGCTCGGTCTCCGCCTCGGAGCCGTTCCATAAGAGCAACCTCGGGGGCGCTACAATCAACATAACCAATCACTATCCGCAGGCGAAGCCTGACAGCAAAACCCGGGACGAGGTCGCCGAGGGCCTGCGGCTAGCCGCCATCGTGTAAGAAAGGTCACCCACCCATGGCCATCTACTCCCTAGACGGAACTGACCTGGATGACCCCCTCGGGCGCTGGGTGCTTACCGAGGGGACGGCGCTGTCGACCCGCGGCGAGCCCTGGAACGCCTCCGTGGACATCCCTGGGCGGTTCGGGATCCTACCCATCGCGCCGTCGGTCACCAAGTCCGCCACCGTCGCCCTGAAGTTCACCGTGTTCTCCTGGGCCGACAACCGCGACGGATCCCGCTGCAAGGGCGGGCTGGCCCAGCTGGAGAAGAACTACCAGAACCTCCTGCGTCGGCTGTTCGCTTTCGGACGCCTCCAGACTCTCCGGTACACGCCAGCTGGGCAGCCCGTTCGAGAGGCGCAGGTCCGGCCCACGTCCTCCGTCGAGCCCGTGCTCGACCCGCACTCCGAGGCGATCACGTTCGCGATCACCTATGAGATCGTCTCCGGCCTGTGGCGAGGGACGTCGAACCTCGTCTCGCTTCTGACGGACATGTCGAAGTTCGACGGTTGCTCGATGCCGATCCCAGACGGCTGGCTGATGCTGGAGCCGACCGCCCCTGTCTGCACGGTCAAGGACAACGTCTCGGGCTCGACGGTCACCTTCACAGGCTCTCTGAACGGGGGTGAGCGCCTGATCGTGGACATTGCAGGCTATCGGGCCTGGAAGAACCCGTCCATCGAGTGGGACATCCAGCCAGGAGCCCGCAGTGCGGACGGCGAGATCTCGATGAGTCCGGGAGGCTTCAGGGCCACGCCCGACGCTGACGGGCGTATCTCCATGACGCTGACCGGGACGACCGGCCGGTTCCGCGGAAGGATGGCCTACTGATGCCGCGCAACCCCTCCTTCGCGCGTGGCCTGGCCATGCGTTACGTCGCCTACGACCAGGCCACCGGCCAGCGCCTCGGAGTGCTCCCAGACGCACTGGCCGGAACCTTCACGTGCCCCCGCCAGGCCACTCCGTCGCTCACCCTGTCCTACCCGAACGGGGACCTAGGGGTACGGGGAACCCTGTTGGACTCGGACGTGGAGCTCGCCGTCGAGCTCTGCTACGACGGGCAGACCTGGGCCGAGCCGTACAACGCCAGGTTCATCAACCTCTCCTCTGAGTGGAACCTGGTAGACGACGGCACCGAGCGCCGCCACTCGGACCTGATCCACATCGGGCACCGGCTAGAGGGCGCCCTTGTCTGGGACGTCCCCTTCGCGGCGATGGACAAGGACGGCAAGTACCGCTTCCGCGACCGAAACGCCGGAGAGATCCTGCGCACAGTCTGGGACGCGGCCGTCAAGCGCGGCTGGGGCAAGGGCCTGGACCTTGACGTGTCCGCCACGTCCGACTCCGCCGGGCAGCGCTGGGCGTTAATCACGACCATCGCCTTCGACCCGTCGGTGTCGATCAAGTCCATTTTGGACTCGCTCATGAACATGGGCATGCTCGACTATCGCTGGCGTGGCCGCACTCTCCAGGTCTACAACCCAGACGCCGCGCTCAAGCGCGAGAACCTGGATGTCGTGTGGCGCCTGACGGCAGGCACGAAGTCGGCCCCGGAGAAGCTGGACTGGTCCCAGCTGTGCACCCACGTCCTCGTGAAGGGCGACGAGGGCAAGACCTGGACCTTCCCCAACCCCGAGGCGCCTGCCGGTATGCCCCGTACGGAGAAGGTAGTCAGCGCTGGGGGCGTGACCTTGGAGGCGACCGCCCGCAAGGTTGCCGCTCTGACGATGAAGACCGGAGCCACTCCGGCGGCGGAGGTTAAGCGCGAGTGGGAGGCCGACGACCTCCAGTGGCTCCCCTTCGAGGATTACGCCCTGGGCGACTGGATCCGCGTGGAGCGGGCCAAGGGCCTGGAGCGTATGCGGGTCTCTCAGATCTCCATCTCGGTAACGGAGAACGGACGCTGCCAGGGCCACACCACCTTCGGCACCGTGCTGGACGACGTCCTGGCCCGCCTGGCCAAGCGCCAGAAAGGCGTCCTGGGAGCGGTCAACTCCGACGGGAAGAACCCCCGCCCGGAGAAGCCGAAGAGCAAGTACGCGCCGGTACCTCCTCAGGGGCTGGTAGTCACCTCGGACGTGGTGATCAACGACCAGGGCTGGCCTCGGGCCGTCGCCACCTTGAAGTGGTCTCCAGTCGAGACCGACGCCCTGGGCGTGGCCGTGGCCGTCACGGGCTATGAGATCTCGGCGCGTCAGCTGCCGTTTCTGTCCGGCCCGATGAGTACCTCCAAGGAGACGCAGGCCCAGATCGCCAACCTGACGGCCGGCCTGAAGTACGCGTTCAAGGTACGCGCTGTGACTGCAGACACGACTGGCTCGTGGTCGCAGGAGGTCGAGGCCCTGATGGCGATCGACACCGAGCCGCCGCCGGTTCCGACGGCGCCCGTCCTCACCCAGACCCTAGGCGTGCTCGGCATCTACTGGGACGGTAAGGGTACGGGCGGGGCGGGAATGCCTAGCGACTTCGCGGGCATCGAGGTGTCGGTGCGCGAGCCTGGGCTGACGCCTCAGAAGTTCTCGGACATGCCGGTGCCTCTCCAGCGGACCAACCTGGCGGGCCTGGAGATTCGTGAGTGGGAGGTGCGCCTGCGGTCCTACGACCGGGCCGGGAACCGCTCTGAGTGGGGCCCCGGCGCCCGGGTCACGCTCAAGCAGAACGTGGACACGGACGCCATCGTCAAGCAGGTCGAGGAGAAGCTCAAGAACTCCGACGCCATGCAGCAGGCGGCCCGCGAGGGCACGCTCAAGGAGATGAAGCACCTCACCGAGGCCATGACCCAGGTGGCTACGAACCTTGTCTCGTCCGGACCTGTGCCGCCGGATAGTGGGACAATAGGGTCCAGCATGTGGATCGCACCCGACGGACGAATCTTCGTCCTCAGAGCCAAAGGAGACGACTGATGCAGCCATACGCAGCCGCTAAGCAGTGGAGGGACGGGTTCGGCGCGAACGAGACCCGCATCACCGCCGCTGACCTTATCCACATCGAGGACGGCATCAGCGCCGCCACGCAGGGCGTCACGAATCTGGAGACGAAGGTCAAAGGTCAGCCCGCTGAGATCCTGAAGCAGGTTCAGGCGATCGCTGAGAGCATCAAGACGATGATGAACAAGGCGATCCCGATCGGCACCATCGCCATGTACGGCTCCAACACGGACCCTGAGGGGTGGATCCGCTGCGACGGGCGCCTGATTGACCGCAACACCTACCCAGTGCTGTTCCGCGTGCTCGGCACCAAGTTCGGCTCGACCACGGTCTCCAACTTCCGGGTGCCGGACTTCCGGGAGCGCGTCCCGGTCGGTGCCGGCGACGGCTCGAAGTACGACCTGAACGACAAGGGCGGCGCCACGACCATCAACCTGACGGTGGACCAGCTGCCAGCACACACTCACCAGATCGGTGAGGTAGAGGACCAGAACCGACGCTTCCAGGCCCGCACCGCGAACCAGGACATTGGCATCGGCACGTCCGGCTACACCTACTTGACGTCAACCGGTAACAACGGCGCGGGCCGTAGCCCGATCGCGGCCTCCACCGGTTCGGGCGCGCCGATTGACGTGCGCCAGCCGTACCTCGGCTCGATCTACATCATCAGGGCGCTGTAATGCCGGGCCCTAAGAAACCGTTCCTCGCCGGCGGGGGGGATCGCGGCGGACAGTACGTAACCGTTCCAGCGTTCGCCGCCCCCGGGCACTCGTCCCCGTCCAACTCAAGGGACGCCCCGGGCTCAACCGTCGTCTACTCCCCGAAGGGGTGGAAGTGGGAGGAGGCCGGCGACGACTACTCCAAGACGGTCTCCAGGCTCACCGCCGCCACGATGGAATCCGCGGTTCGCCGCGTCAAGACGTCCTTCGGGGAGGTCTTCTACATCCGTGGCGACTCGGAGACCGTGCCGCCGTTCCCAGGCACCGCCGTCGGCGACACCTGCCGCGTCCAGGACGCTCAGACCCTGGACATCGCGGCGGAGTGGCGCTGGGACGGCGCGCACTGGGAGCGCATGAAGGTCACCAGCGAGCAGATCAGCAACCTCGACGTCGGAAAGCTGACGGCCGGGGCGGCCAACATCGCTGAGGTCACGGCCCGCAAGATCGCCTCCGACGTCGGCCGGTTCCTGGAGATCACGACCGACCAGCTCACAGTCACCGGCAACGCGTCCTTCGTGAACGCTACCGCCCACCACGTGTGGTCGGAGATCGTGACCGCAAAGCGTGGAGAGTACGAGCAGATCCACGCAGGCATGCTCGCTGCCAACTCGATCACCGCCAACCAGATCCAGGCGGGCGCTATCGACGGCATGGTCATCACCGGCGCAACGATCCAGACCAACCGAGCCGGGAATCGAGGGCTCAAGCTGTCGTCGTCCGGCATGCAGGTGTACGCGTCCAACGGCTGGAAGGCGCTGGACATCAATGCGTGGAACGGGGACATCATCATCAACGGCCGCCTAGGCCGGCGCGATACGTGGTCGGAGTGCTACTTCGACGACGTCGTGTGGGCCCAGACCGGGACGGACACTTCCCGCGCCGGGGCCAAGATCGGCTGTGGGCTGGTGTTCAACTCCCTTGAGGACGACTGGGAGGACGGGGGGATTTTTATCCAACGTGACGGGCAGACTCGCGCGCCGTCGATCGCCATTCAGTCTGCCGCCCCGAAGGGGGCTAGGGAGCGCCCTTCCATCCTCCTGGGTACCGAGCAGGTGAGTATCTTCATTGGCCCTAACGGCAACTGGGGGAGTCTCGCGATCAATAAGTTCGGGTTCAACGTTCGTAATGGCTCGAACTTCCTTACCGTCAATGACTCGGGGGTGGAGTATCGGAAGACCAACGACAACTACTCGTACCTAGGTGTCGGCCGCACCTGGGCCAATCTGACCACCCTGGGTAATCAGAACACCGGATTCTGGGTCAATGACCACGCCACCGTCATGGCGTGGAGGCGGCTGCCTCAGCTCTGGATCGACAACGACGGCATCCACATGTCTACCCCTAAGAAGTTCACGATGCCCGTCCCGAAGCTGACTAAGGAGAAAGGCATGTGGTTATCCCATGCCTGTACCGAGTCCCCCTACGACGGCCTGGAGTACTGGGAGAACCTCACCCTGGATTCCTCCGGGCATGCTGATTGGACCCTCCCGGACTACGTCCCCCTGATCGCCTCCCCCGTCGCCCCTTGGGTCGTCTTCGCCTCTGGAACCGCCACGGCAACTCTCGACAGGTCCGACCCGGACGAGTGGGTGGTGCGTGTCTCCGGCGACCCCGGCGCTGCCGTGGACGTGCTCGTCAAGGGGGCGCGTCGCGTGGACACCGGCGAGGAGGACGCTGACGGGGAGCCTATCCTGCGAGACTGCTCCCGGCAGTCCCGGTGGGAGCTGCCTCCCGACCTCACTCACGGCGGAGGGGACGGGAATACCGGAGGCGCGCACTCGGATGAGAGTATGTCCCTAGGGGGGACCCTCTACGGCCCCGCCCCAAGACCTGAAGATTGGATGAGCAGTGGAACCCCAGAGCACTCAAGTTGACGCCATCGCGGTAATCGACGCACTCACCTACGAGATCGCGGCGCTCACTCGCCGCGCCGTCGTGGCCGAGCAGCGTGTCGCAGCCCTCGAGGCCGAGAAGCAGAACCATAGCAAGGAGAGCAAGTGACCGTAGGATCAGTTACAGCCGAGATCGCCCGTCGCATCTGTGACAGCGAGAACGTCGGCTACAGCCAGCCCGAACGCCGGTCGTGGTACGCCGCGGCCGACGCTCATGGGCGAGTCTCCTCCCCGCAGAACGCGGATTGTTCGTCCCTGGCCTGCGGAGCCATCTCCTATGGCATCCACCACACCTACGGAGTGCCCTGGGGCCACGCCGCCCTCCTGGAGATCAACGACTACTGGACCGGCAACATGCGTGCCGGGATGGAGTCGCACGGCTTCAACGAGGTCAACTGGTCCGACGAGAACCTGACTCCCGACGGCGGCTTCCAGGTCGGTGACATCATCCTCTCGGCCGCGAATGAGGGCGGCGTGGGCCACGTCGTGATCGCTGTTGAGGGCGGTAGTGACCCGCTCGTGTCCGAGGCGTGGATCGCAGAGGACGGCTCGATCGACGGCTACGCTGGCGACACCACGGGCCAGGAGACCCGCACCGTACGCTACTCCTCGCACCCGCACACTCAGCGCGGGGCGTGGACGTCCTGTCACCGGTTCAACGAGGCGAAGTTCCTCCAGCAGTGGCCTGCCTTCGCCAAGTGGAAGGCGTCGGCCCCGGCTAAGCCGGCCGCGCCGGCGTCTCAGACGGCTGCTCCGCAGCACGCCCACGGGATCGACATCTCCAGCCACCAGGCCGGACTGAACGTGGCCGGGATCTGGGCGGACTTCGTGATCGTCAAGGCCACCGAGGACGACGACTACGTGAACCCGTACATGGTGTCGCAGGCCAACGCCACGCTGGCGGCCTCGAAGCGGCTCGGCTTCTACCACTTCGCCCGCCCAGGTGACGCGGCCGCCCAGGCCCGCTACTTCGTGTCCGCCGTCGGCTCTCTCCGCAGCCGGGCCACCCTGTGGCTCGACTGGGAGGACAACGCGGTGCCGCAGGGGCCTGGTTGGGCGAAGACCTTCCTGGACACGGTGAAGTCCCTGACGGGCTCCACGCCGGGCATCTACATGAACGGCTCGGCCGTCAGCGGCTACGACTGGTCGGCCGTCGCCTCCCAGTACCCGCTCTGGTACGCAGGCGGCCCGGAGTACAGCGACTACGGCCGCCCCTACTCGGACCCTGCGGTGCCCTCGGTCTCCTACTGGGGTCAGCCCCTGATTCACCAGTACACGGAGGACGGGAGCCTACCCGGCTACTCCGGCACGCTGGACCTGAACCGGCTGCGCGACCGCTCCGCCTGGGACCGGATGATCAACGGCGGCGCTGTTACCTCAGCGCCCGCAGCGCCTGCAGCCTCAACGCCGTCGGCGAGCCCCTACACCGGCAAGAAGAACAAGTCCGACGGCCAGTCGGAGCTTGTCTGCAACGGGGTCTTCGGCATCGCGACGATCGGACGGCTCCAGCAGGTCATGGGGACCCCGATCGACGGCGTCCTGAACGAGGGCGGCAGCCCCGCCATCGCCAGGCTTCAGTCGTTCCTAAACGCAGCCGTCCCGGCGTCCACTCAGACCGCCCTGAACGACTCGCCCCGCCTGGCCGAGGACGGCGTCCTCGGGTCGGCCACGTGGCGCACGCTCCAGTTCCTCATCATGGCCTGGCACAAGGAGTACCTGCCGCAGGGCTGGGACTTCGCCGACTGGGTGGATGGTGAGCCAGGCACTGCCACGATCGGGGCGCTCCAGCGGGCGCTCAACAACTCCAAGGCCAACTCGCGGCGGCTGTGGTGATGCCGTGACATCGGCGTAACCTATAGAGGCTTCACAGACTCATAGGGATACACTAAGGGCGGGGACTCATGGGGGTCCCCGCCCTTACCTATGGAAGGAGAACATGTGAAGTACGCAACCGCGACGTTCTGGGAGGGCCTGGCCGAGCGTGCCATCTCCACCTTTGCGCAGTCCCTCGTGGGCGCCTTCGGTGTCGGCAGCTCGCTCTTCGGCCTGGACTGGAAGGGCGCTCTGGGCATCGCCGGCGCGGCCGCGCTGGCCTCGGTCCTGAAGTCGTTCTCCCTGCCTGAGGAGACCGACCGCGCCGTGGCCTCGGCCGAGGTTGAGGCCTACAACCCCCGCCACGCATCCGGCCTGGCCGGCTGAGGCAGCTCCATGGATGCAGCAGGGCAGTCCTCGCCGATCCTCGCAGTGCTCGCCTCGCCGGAGGTCATCACGGCGGGGACCGCCCTGCTGGCAGCCCTAATCACCTGGCTCAGAGTCACGATCAATAAGCAGCAGCAGCGCCTGGAGGAGAGGATGACTCGAATGAACGCCCACATCGCGAGGGCGGCCAGTGCGGCGGAGTCGGCCTCGGAGGGCGTCCACAACAACCACAGCGAGAATCTGCGGGACGACCTTGACATCAAATTCGGACAGGTCCTGGACGGGCTGTCCCGCCTGACCGCGTCGGTCGACGACCTCCGGGAGTCGGACCGACAGCACGACGCCCGCATGGCCCGCCTGGAGAACCAGATCGAGGGCGTCCGCAATGACGCCCGTACTGATAGGTCCCACCTATACACGGAGGTCCAGTCATTACATGATCGTATTGATAAGGTAAAATCTGAGACGCTACCGTTACGTCAGGAGCCCAGATGACCTCCTCCTCCACCGCAACGATCACCGGCCGAGTCGTAGGCCCTGACGGCCTGGGGCGCCTGGGCCGCCTCACTCTCACCCCTGTCAGCCTCGGCGCGCCTCTCCCGGACCGGGACGTCGTCGCAGGTCGGACGTCGACCCGCATCGACACTGACGGATATCTAGTAGGCCCTACGGGGAGGTCGGTAACCGTCTCTCCCGGAGACTATGAGATAGATCTTAATATTCCGGGAGATTCGGGGGTCCATCTCCGTCGCCGGGTAGCGCTCTCCGCTGACCAGATCTTCACGCTAGCGGACCTGCTGTCGGGCACGTATACCCCTCCCACTCCTCAGCCGCCGCCCTCGCCACGGCCGCCGGCAGACGGAATCCTTACCCCCGGAAGTCACGAGGTCCGCCCCTCCGGCATCCCAGGCGCTCTGGAGGCAGCCAACCCGGTCGAGGTCGTCGACCTCGGGGACGGGGTCCTCACCTGGCGAAGACTGGACGATGGCCTAGTTCGTCCAGGCGGTCGGGGCGTCCAGGATGCGGACACTCCGGGTATCCTTGAGGCTATGGATACGGCCACGGTTATAGACCTAGGCAATGGAACACTCACCTGGAGGTAGATGGCTATGTCCGATCTCACATGGTACAGCCGCGAAGGCGCTGATCAGCGCTTCCTGTCGAAGGCCGAGGCGGCCGGCCTTGCGTCCAAGGCTGAAAGCACCCAGGGCGACGCCGCCCTGAGCAGCCGGATCGACTCCGTCAAGGCTACCGCCGAGGCCGCCCTGCCTTCGGCCACGGCAGCCGCTACCTACGCCACCAAGACCGAGCTGGCACAGGCTCAGCTGGGCGGGGGCGGGCAGGCTCCAAATCTGTCCGGGTACCTCACACGCTCAGACGCGTCCAGCACTTACGTCACCAAGGCCGATGCGCAGGCGACCTACGCGACGAAGTCCGACCTGGCGAAGGTCGGCGGCTCTCCCGCCCCCTCCCCAGCGCCTGCCGGCGCCCCGCTCGCCGCGCTCCCTCTTCGGGCCGGTCAGCCAGTCCCGACAGTCGGGTTCTTCGGGGACTCCTGGAGCACGGAGTCGATGATGGGCGCGGGCTTCAACCTACCAGCTACCGCCTCGCGTCTGCTGGGGTGCATCCCGGTTGTCTCCGCGGTGGACGGGTCGGGCTTCGCGCACTCCGCCAGCGGCAACGACGCTTTCGAGGTCGATGCTCGCGTGAACGCCGTTTGCGCTGCGGCCCCGAACCTGATCGTCACGGTGGGCTCACTGAACTCCGACAAGGTGATCGAGAACGGCAACGCCGACGGGTCGAACATCACTACGGCGGTCAAGACCTTCATTGAGAAGGTCCGCACCAAGCTGCCTCAGGTGCCGATCGTCGTGGTGGGCGCTGAGCCCTCGTCGGTCGCCCGCCTGATCTCCTCCCCCGCCCACATCAACGTGAAGGCCGCCAAGGCCGGAGTCGAGGCTGCCGGCGGGGCCTCCGCGGGCGTAGCCTTCGTCGACTGGATGGGGGTGGCCGACAAGCAGGCGGTGCCGTGGCGCGATGGGCATGTCTACGCTACCGGTGACATCGTCGTCTACAGCGGTGTCGCCTACCGAGTGGCACAGCCCTGGGTCCCTGCCCCCGGAATCACCCCCGCCTCCGCAGGAGCCCCCACCGTGCAGGTGTCAGATGTCCTGTCGGGCACCGGCAACGAGAGAGACAAGAAGGGTGACGGCACCCGTGACACGCTCCTCATGTCGGACGACACGCACCCGACGAAGCTGGGGGCGATCGCCTTCGGGGCTGCGCTTGCGAAGCACGTTAGTGACGCGGCGGCCTCCCTGTCGTCCTGGATCAAGGCGCAGGGGCCGGTCATTCCTGCACCTTCGGCCACCCCGCAGCCTCCCCAGCCGCCGGCGCCTAATGGCTTGCCAATCATGGCGTGGATGCCTTCCGGGTGGGGGCAGCCTGGCCGGGCCATCTACAGCAAGGCGGAAGTTGAGGCGATCGCTGCCCTCAAGCCAGATAAGGTCGCGCTGACGATTCAGGCCACCGCAGATCAGAATAACGCCGCCGTGGCTATCGCGGCGACCGCCCCTCAGGGCGGTAAGGAGATTGGGCAGTACGGGCTCGCCACGCTCCGCAGGGACGGCAACGATGTCGCGGGCATGGTTGAGGCCATGGATGCCCTGGAGGGTGCCGGGATCGAGGTTATGCCGTACATTCTCAACGGCAAGGTCGACAGCTCGGCCACTTACTACCGGTCCTCGGATGGCAAGCTGCTGCCGCTGATCGCCGCCCGCCCGAAGGCCCCGTACACGGCGATCCACTACCGCGGCCAGAACAAGCTGCGCGAGATCATGACGAAGGACTACCCCACGTTCGTCCGGGCGTCCGACAGCACGGACGGGCCGGCGGACTGGCAGGTCTCCGACGTCAAGAACGCCAACATCGGCATCCTCGGGCCCAATGCGGGGGCTCCCGGCTGGGGCGCAGCGAAGGCTGCTTTCCCCGACGGCGTTTGGGCCGTCGTCTCCAGCAAGGACGAGCAGTCAACAGCTGAGATCCTGGCGAAGGCTGCCGGTGTGACCATTCTCGGGTGGGCTGTGCCGACTCCTGAGGCCCTGGCCGCGATCAAGGGCTGAGGGGCTGGTATGACTGACAGCGTTCTTCCCCCGTTCGGAGAGTGGTGGCGCGGCAACGGCGTAAAGGACGGCGAGGAGGCCACGGTGCCCCTGCGCATCGGGCGCCTGTGGGCCGCTGAGGACCTGATCGAGGTCCGCCGTGGGGAGGAGTTCGTGAAGTTCAGAGCGTTCCCCGGAGACAATAAGCTCTACAAGGCCAAGATCACTCCTATGGACGTCGACAAGCACATCGGCATGTTCAAGTTCGCCGAGAAGTGGGGCCCCTACTTGGAGACTCCGGACCCGGGTAAGGTGCCGGTAGTGATCCACGACATCAAGGTCACGAAGGCCGCCTAACAACAAGGCCCCCGCTTGTACCAGTCTGATTACAAGCGGGGGCCTTAGTGTGTCAGGAGTAGAGCTCCCAAGCGGAGGCGTTCCCTCCCCGGGCCTCGAAGGTGAGGATCGCCGGCTTGGTGGAGTCCCCACTGATGTTGGTCCACCAGTCGGAGCCGCGGTCGGCGGAGGGGCAGGAGATGATCCACCTGGCGTCCCCGACCTGGCGGACACCGAAGTTATGCCAGTGCCCGTGCACGAGGATCCTGGCGTCGTAGAGGCCGCTCCTACGGCCGAACGCCAGGTCGCGGAACCACGTAGGCACCTTGCTCTGTGAGCCCGCCAGATGGCCGTGTGTGAAGCCGATGCGGGTGCCGTCGGCTGCCTCTACGGTGACGGCCTCCTCCCACTTCTCAGGACGGTGGAACGACACGTGCTCGAAGCCGGGGCGATCCTCCAGAATGTCCTCGATGTTGTGGGAGATCATGATGCCGAAGTCGTCGTCCGGAGCGTTGGCCCGGCTGTTCTTGCCGATCCCGGTCCTCACGGCGCAGTGATTGGACGGGACGGCCACGTAGTAGAGGGACTCGCACAGCGGCGCGAGCAGCTGGACGGCCTCGGCGTAGAGGCGCTGCACTACTCGAATCTGGTCGGTGAGGCTAAGGTCGTTGGTCTGGGCCTGGCTGGCGACGTTCCAGAAACCTTCGGTCGAATCGCCCACGTCGGCGAGGATGATGCGCTGATAGGGAGCAGGCTCGGTCAGGTCGTTCGCGATGTCCTTAAGGGCCCGGCGCACGAGCCGCACCGTGTCCTCGGTGCCGCCTCCCTGAGCCGTTTTCCCTACCTGAAAGTCCGCCAGGCAGACCACGGGAGTCGACTCGACCGGTCCGGACGGGCCGGTCACCCCAGGCAGGAGAGGCTCGCGAAAGACAGGCTCCAAGTCCTCGTAGGAGAGGCGCTTAGCCTCCTCCATCTCGACGGCTCCGGGGCGGTACTCGATCTTCTCGTACGAGCCGTCGGCGAGGCGGACGGTCTTGCCGCGCTTCGTGATGGCACCTACGGGGAGGTCGAAGAATGCGTCGCGATCAAGATCGTCTCGGCCCTTACGCTTAAGCGCTCGCCTATGCCGGCGCACGGTCGCCTCGGAGGTGTTGAACTCCTCGGCCAGGTCGACGTTCGTCTTGCGCTCTCGCTCGGGGAGCTCGTCGTTGGCGATGATCGCCTCGTCCAGCGGACTCATGGGTCTCCTATCTCTGGGCCACTGGGAATGCTGGGGAAATTCTATCCCTGTCCCCAGCCTTTTCCACAAATACATTAACCGTTTCGGGACCTACGTGTCGTACATCACCTGAGTAACTATTGTCAGGCATTGCCCCCGCCCCACTGCCAACCTACAGTTGAGGCATGAGCACTTCCACCTTCATCATCACCGGCCGGGCCTGCCGCGGCTGCAAGCACTGCGAGCAGGGGGCTCAGCTCGTAGGTCTCAAGCTGATCCACTGGACACTCTCCCTGTTTACCGGCTTCATCTGGCTGTTGGTTCCGCTGTTCTACAAGCGGTGCCTATGCTGCGGTCACAGCCTGTACCTGAACCAGCACTGATCTACCTCTCCACCTACCCAGATAAGGGGAATCCCATGAAGAACCAGTACGAGTACACGATCAACTCCACCGAAGACATCGCTCGAGCCCTGGGAGAGGCTGAACGCGAGGGATACGACCTCAACCACTACAACTCGGCCTTCTACCTGCGAGGGGAGGGGGCCGGGAATCCGATCACCGTGGGCGCCTCCCTGGCGAACCTCCACGTCGTGGCCTACGGCCCGGCGCCGGTCTGGGCCTCCGGAGAAGGTGAGACGACGGTTATCGCCGAGGAGTCCGCCGTCGTATACGCCGTGGATGGCGGCGTCGTGGATGCTTACGACTCCTCTACCGTCTACGCCTACGACTGTGCTCAGGTAGTCGTACAGATGGAGGCGTCGGTGTACGTGGCCTCCGACGACGTGGACGTGGAAGCCTGGGGAGACTCGAAGGTCTACCTCCCCGCCGAGGGCTCCGCGGGGGCGGGGGCTGAGGTACGTGTGAACGGCGACGCCAAAGTCATCCGAGGTGTCGCCAACTCGAACAAGCCTAGTAACTGATAGGAGAATCCAATGACATCCCTCTCAACCAATCACCTCGCCTTCCCTGGCAACTTCAACACGCTCACCGAGCGCCGCGTGTCTGCCCAGTCCTGGGCCAACGCCCTGCGCCCCTACCTGCGCTACGTGCACACCGTCGAGCAGGACGGCGTCACTCATGTCATCGCGGAGAACGGCGACGACATCGTCCTGACCCTCACCCAGTCCGAGGAGAAGCGCGGCCGCTGGCCGCTGTGGGCCGTGGAGATCTACTCGCGCCGCAACAGCGTTGAGTACAGCTACAAGGTCGGCAACCTACAGGACGTGCTAGTCTCTCTCCTGCGAGAGATCTGAGCCATTACCCCCGCCTAGTCAGCGGGCCAGAGCCTCGCCAGGCAACGGCGCCACACGGAAACCCTCCCGGGTGAAGGTCGGGAGGGTTTTCTGTTGCCAAGATCACGCTTGTAAAGTTGTAAGCTATTTACCCGTCACCTCACAAGATGTAGGCTGGATCCATCACCCGGCGACGGCTACCGCCGTCCCAGATAGGAGCAGCTATGAGCATCATGGACCTGGAGAAGGTCGTGAGCCGGGCCAGGAAGACCGCCCAGGGCTCACACACTCCCTGCGGCCCGATCACGTGGGTCTGGGGCAAGGAGGACCTGAAGGGCCTCGTCAAGGCCATTCACGCCTCCCATAAGGTCGTCATGGACCTGGAGACCACCGGCCTGGACGAATACGCAGAAGCCGGCGGCGACACCAACGGTGGCTACCCCGCCCGCATCGTCCTCGCCTCCCTGACCCTGCCGAACGCCGAGCGCGCCGCGGCGGGCGCCTACGACTGGCGCACCTTTGACGGCGAGCAGCCGATGACCTACCTCGTGCCCCTCTCGCACCCGGCCAGCCCCTTGATCGGAGTGTGGCGAAAGGTCATGGCGATCATCGGCCGCGAGATCAATCGCAGCGGGAAGCCCTTCGTCAACGCGAACATCAAGTTCGACGCCCGCTGGGTCTTCGCCCAGGCCGGTGTGGACCTATCCGACCGGATCGAGTGGGACACGACCGTCTCCTCCCAGCTGGTCGACACCGAAGCCCGCACCCGCCTGAAGATCCGCGCCGCTCGCGACTTCGGGATCGAGGAGTGGGACGACTTCGACCTCGGCACACCCGGCGCCGCCGAGCGCGTGGACCTGATCCAGCTCGGCGAGTACGCGGCGCGTGACACCTACTACACCTGGAAGATCGAGGAGGAGCACCGCGACCAGATGTTCCTCACCGGTGACGAGGAGCCCTTTGACTCTGACGACATCCAGATGGCCCGCCTCGGCAAAGTGGCGACCTACGTCGCCATGCCTACTGTGAAGACTCTCACAAAGGTGGAGCAGCGGGGGTTCCTCCTCGACGTGGACTGGGTCCACGCCAAGATCGAGGAGATGGACTCCCTGCGCCTGAAGGCATGCGAGGACATCCTCAGCCTGTACGGCACTGCCCCGGCACCCACCCCTGCGAAAGACGGCGTGACCACGGCCGCGACGTCGAAGTGGTTCCAGGGCTTCGTGGCCCAGGCCATCGAGGCCGGCGACCTGCGCGTGACGGCCCGCACGGACTCCGGCAACGCCCAGTGGAACAAGGCGGTCCTCATCGCCCAGCAGCGCCAGGGCTCCCCCGCTGCCGACGCCCTGCTGCGCCACCGCGACGCTACGAAGACGCTGGAGTTCCTGCGCTCGTGGCTGGAGCTGCGTGACCCTAACAACGTGATCCACGCCACCTACAACGTGGGTTTCGTCAAAACCGGGCGCCTGAGTTCTAGTAATCCAAACGTCCAGCAAATAAGTTCTAGGCTGAAACCGGCCTTCGTCCCCCGGCCCGGGCACGTCCTGCTCGACCTCGACTACAGCCAGGTCGAGCTGCGCGTAGCTGCCTTCATCTCCCGCTCTCAGCCGATGATCGAGGCCTTCCAGAGAGGTGATGATCTTCACAGGCTTCTCGCGGCGAAGATCGCAGGCAAGGCGCCGGAGGACGTGACCAGCCTGGAGCGTAAGCGGGCTAAGGCTGGCAACTTCGGTCTCCTCTACGGCATGAGCCCCGGCGGATTCCAATCCTACGCCGCCACCGCCTATGACGTTTCTCTCACGTTGGCCGAGGCTCAGGCCGTCCACAGCGCGTTCTTCGAGATGTGGGACGGCATGCGCCAGTGGCACGAGCGCGCCAAGCGCCGGGCCTACGAGCGCGGTTATGTGACATCCCCTATAGGCCGCACGCAGTGGCTGAGCGACCTCTACTCGAAGAGCTCGTTCAAGTCCTCCCACGCTGAGCGCAACGCCCTGAACAGCCCCGTGCAGGGCTTCGGCTCAGACCTGATGCAGATGGCCGCCGCCTCGATCATGGGCACGCTGCCCGGCTACCCGCTACCCCGCGTCGAGGGGGCGCACGTCGTGGCCACCGTGCACGACGAGATCTGCATCGAGGTCCCGGAGGACCACTGGCAGGAGATCCTGATCGAGTGCAAGCGCCGAATGGAGGACGTCAACACCTTCCTCCGGCCGCTCGACTGCCAGATGGACGTCCCCATCGTGGCAGGCCCTTCGGCCGGCACCCGCTGGGGCGTGCACGACCTGCACGACGAGGACGACCCGCTTCCCACCCTCTAGGGTGACCCTCATCACCTAACTGAGACATGCGTCTCAAACCATCAAAACTGGGAATACGTTGGAGATACTGGGAAATCTGCCTATTCCAGCAGTCACTAGAGACCCACATCACACTAATGAGCCACCCCGCGCAACGCGGCCGCTTTCCGCCCTTCCAGTGAGCACCCTCACCTAGCTGAGACTTGCGTCTCACTCTCAGAAAACGGGAATACACCTGGAAACACTGGGAAAGATCCCTATTCCCAAATCCTCTGAGACACGTATCACACCTCTAAACCCTAGGAGACCCCATGCGCAACGCGCTTCGCACCTACCCAGCCCGCAAGGCCACGATCCAGGGCCGCCCCGCCGTCCAAGTCCGGGACACGAAGAACGAGATCGAGTACTGGGTCGAGATCACTGACGAGCCGGACTCCGGCGGCCGGTACCACGTCGTAAACCTGCTGTGCCGCCCAGATTCGGGCGTTCGCTTCCCCGACAGTGTCCCCCACAGGACCCTCTGTGAAATCGCCGCAAACGTGCTTGAGAGGGCCGAGAAGCCCGCACGAGGGGGCAACGCCTACCGCGGAGCGCCAGTCGAGACGCTGCGCAAGCTGATCGAGGAGGGCAAGACCCGTACCGACATCGCCAAGGAGCTGGGCCGCAGCATCTACACCGTGGACTCCTGGCTGCGCAGGGCCCGCCGTCTTGACCCGACCTTCCCGGGCACGATGACGAGGACCGGCACGCGCCGACCAGCCCGCAACAAGACCCCCTACGCGAGGGCGCCGAAGGACTCCTGAGCCCCTTCCCGAAGGGCCCCAGCCATTGCGGCTGGGGCCCTTTTGCGTGCCCTGAATCACACCTCGGCCACCTGTCCGCATCATGAGACAGGTGTCCGCATAGTGAGACAAGTGACGCCGGTCACCGCCCCAGAGCCCTTCCGCAGCCCTCCCGTCTCACATACTGAGAATGTGTATGCTAGTTGTATGCAAGTTACGAGTGATCCTTGACTCGGGCGTGTCAAGTTAAGAAAACGGCGCCATCTCAGACATCCGTCGGCGTGTCGTCCCCGTATTCCCAAATCGGCCTGTGATGAATGTCCCACTTTTAAAGGCCTATTCCGTGAACAACTTCACCGTTTTGCGCTTGCAATTGGCCCCAGAAAATGCCATCATGCGCGCCCGCGCGCGCCCACACACACTCGCGCCCCCGGGTCTCCTCCCCCTGACGGAGTCAGGGGGGGAGGAGACCCGAGGGGCGCTCGTGTTGTGTGGGTAGTGGAATATATGTGTATATATGAGCCAGGTCACATCCGTTGCCGATGCCGTTTCCGCACCCGTTGCCGGTTCCGACCCGAGCCCTCGCTCCGCTGCGCTCCGCTTCGGGCTCGGGTCATTGAACCCCGGTTCGAAGGCCGGCCGGGCTCCGCCCGTCGCCGGCGCCGGGGGACCTTCACCCGCCCGGTGTCCCCGCGAAGGGCGCTGCGGCGCTGGGGCGCCGGTCGCCCGCGGGTCCTCGGGCGTTTTCGGTCCCAGGCGGAGAGGCTTTCCTCGGGTCGCCGTGTCGAGGCTCGCTCCGCTGCGCTGCGCTCGGTCGACACGCCCGCCCCTCGGGCCTCTCGGCGACCGGGGGCTCCGGTGCCCCGGCGTCCCGGTCCGCCCAAATCCGCCCACCCCCGTGCCCTCGCGCACCTTCGTGCCGAGGAGAGGGCCGCACATGCCCCTCAGAGGCCGTGAGAGCGATTCTGACGGACTTTTACCCCGTCCCCGCACTCCCGGGAGGGTCCGGACCGGAAAGGCGCTCAGAACGGCTTACACGGCTTCTGAGGAATTCCGACGGCGGAGCCGCCGAGTAACCCGTGCCTTCGTTCCGGGGGAGGGCCGCGCCGCCGCCCCACGCAAATGTGACGACACTCACTGAAGGAAATGGCCTCATCGATTTGCATCCTCCCCCGAGATGTGGTTTGATGAACCCATCACCGCCGAGGGAGCGAAACTCCACGGATTGGCCGCCGCAAGCCGGCGGCGGATGTCCGGTCCGAACGGAGGAACTAACCCGAGGCGTTGAGATACCCGGTCAGCCGGGAGGCTCTGCAGGCACGTGGGAGCCTGAGCGGACGGGGCAGCCTCGGAGTATCAGCCGAGGGCCCCAAGACAAGCTGGAACCCACTACAAGGCCGAGCAGGGCTTGGACAACTGAACCAACCACCTCGTGGATTGGGTGACGGGATGGACCGCCGAACCCCTCGCATACCTGGCTCGTAGTTGGGTGAGGGTTTCGGGACGCATATTGAGTCCCCGAAGAATCCTGAAATACGAGAGGGCCCGGGTTGAGAGACCGGCAGACCTTCGGTAAACCCGCACTGACATGTGCCGGGGTGACGGGGACGCTGCGGCAATCGAAGCGGGTCCTAGGGGGTTGACAGCGTCCCGGTACGCGAGGAGGAAGCGCCTTCATCATGGAGGTACCTCGCTGAAAGCACCCTCGGGAAGAACCCCGCAAACGGAGCCCTTCGGGAATGGCATCACCACTGCCGGACTCGGGGGAGGACGCGACCTGGGAAGCCCCTGAGCGATGGATCCCGCCTCTTCGGGACCGGTTCGGCCGTGGTGGGCCTGCCGGCGACGTACGTGGGGAACTGAGACACGTGATTCGCCCGAGCGCCTAGTCAACGCTCCATGAGCCTTCGTAAAGAATGGACTTCCACGCCGCGGGATGCGGCGACCGCCGGCCGGGAGATCGGCCCTCAGAGCCCTTGAGGTTCTAATACCCTTCGGGTAGTGTATGCGGGGCATACACCCGACAAAGGAGATGACATGCCCCGCCCCAGCAAGGACAAGCTTGTCCCGTACGTAGATGACCGCCCAGACCTAGACCAACGGTTCTCGCCGTTGGATGCCCCCACATCGATCGACTTCGGCCGGAAGCCGGGCAACCCTTCAGGCCCACGCAAGTCGGTTACCTTCACGATGAGAGAGGCTACCTGGGAGAGAGTCATCCGTCGGGCAGAGCGCCAGGGTCTGCAGCCCAGGATCGTCCTAGCGCGCCTCATGGAGGCGTACGGGAATCGCGAGCTCGATCTGGCTCCACACCCTTCGGGGATCAAGGTGACTCCCCATCGGACCACCGTCACCAATCCAGACAATCCCTCGAACCGGTGACCGGCTGACTACCGGTCACCGGTTTCAGGGCATCTACTTACTCTTCACCCACCTCAGCACCCCCAGGACCCATGAGCACCACTGAACAGCACAACGCGGCCGTCGTAGAGGCGGCTCTTGACGCGTATCGCAGAGGACTAACTCCCCTACCCATCCCCCGCCACTCCAAGGGGCCGACTATGGCCGGCTGGAACAAGCTTCGCTGGCCGGACCCGACGACTGACGCAGGCGAGGGAGAGGCTGCCGTAAGGCAGGCCTTCGAGGAGTACACGGCCGGCGGATCCACGAACCTCGGAGTCCTCCTCGGCGAGGCCTCAGGCGACCTCATCGACGTCGATCTTGATCATCCGGCAGCGGCTCGGCTGAAGTCGTACTTGCTGCCGTACACGGCGGCAGTTCACGGACGCGAGACGTCGCGCAAGTCGCACTACTGGTACCGCGCCAAGCAGGGCACGCTCCCGTCGACGCGGCGCCTGCGCATCCCCGACAAGGCGGGCCGCGGCTCGGGCGTGTCGGTCGAGATCCGCGGCAACGGCGCCCAGACCCTCGTGCCTCCGTCGATCCACCCCGCCACGGCTGAGACCTACGAGTGGGAGGGAGAGCCCTGGGGCGGTGACGAGGGCCCCGCCGTCGTTGACGGCACCGAGCTCCTGGCCCAGGTCATCCTCCTCGGGCTGTGCGCCGTCCTGCTGGACGCGTGGCCAGGCCCAGGCCAGCGTCACGACGCCTACGTAGCCCTAGCCGGCGGCCTCCTTCGTTACGGGGACTCACAGACCGTGCACCCGTTCTGGGAGCGGAACGCCGGCCTCGTCATCCGCACCCTGGCCCTGGCCACCCACGACGAGGACGGCGCCGAACAGCGAGAGCTCGAGGCGATCTACACCACGAAACGCCGCCTTCGGGAGGGCGGGGAAGCCACCGGCTTCACCCGCCTGTCGGAGTACATCGGGGAGGAGAGCGTGCAGATCGTGGAGCGCCTGGTCCGTGACGCCGAGGCCGTGGCCGGCTTCGTGCCGGACGTGGCCGGCGACGTGCCGGGGTGGCAGCCTCCGTGGGCGCGCCAGTGGGACGGCCTGACCATCGAGTTAGACGAGTCGGCGCCCGCGCCGACCTTCGTCGACGGCGATGACTCCTCCGAGCCGCGGTCCCTGGGGGCCATTCGCCCGGACAGCGGGCAGTCCTCGGACGGGGGCGCGACGATCGGGGAGGCCCGGAAGGCGGGCGCCACATACCCGGAGGAGGGGGAGGATGTTGAGGACTTCCGCGATGACCTGGACCCGCTGGACGCTCGCCCCTCGTCCTGGAGCCCGGTCGATCTGGATCCCTATCTGACAGGTAAGCTCAAGATCCCGGACCCCGAGGTATGCCGGCGCAACGACGGCGCCTGCCTCATGTACCGCGGCCGTGTGAACATGCTGTTCGGGTCCTCGGAATCGGCCAAGTCGTGGATCGCCATGGCGATCTGCCTTCAGGAGATCGAGGCCGGCGGCCGCGCCCTATACTTGGATTTTGAGGATGAGCCCGTACAAACCTTGAACCGCCTACGGCTGCTCGGCGCGATGGACGACGACCTTCGGGCCCAGTTCTCCTACATCCGCCCCGAGGGGCCGCTGGCCGACATGCAGCGCAACAAGTGGGGCAAGGACCAGCCGACCAAGTCCGGCGAGTTCGCCCAGGACCAGTTCGACACGGCGCTCCAGTCGCTCGATCCGGACATCATCGTGGCCGACGGTATGACCGCGCTCTACGGCTTGCACGGCCTGGACGCGAACGATGCCGTGAGTACCGACGTCATCACGTCGTGGCTGAAGCGGCTCACACGCAACGGGCGCTCCACCGTCATCATCATCGACCACCAGGCCAAGAGTGCCGAGAAGGGCTCCATGCCCATCGGCTCCCAGCACAAGGTCGCCATGGTGCAGGGCACCCTGCTCCAGGTGTGGCCTATCAAGCAGCCCATGCCAGGCGACGTCGGTGAGATGGAGCTGGTCGTGCTCAAGGACCGGCCTGGCCAGGTCCGTGCGCACTCCCAGAAGACCGGAGGTCGCGGTAAGGCCCAGGTAGCCGGCGTGGTCACGCTTGACAGCCGCACCGAGGGGCGGTCGTCCCTAGTCATCACACCTCCGCGCCGCACGCCTTCGGGGGGTGGCGGAACCATGAACGCTGACGGCGAGGACGTGAACGATGTCGAGCGCCGCGTGGAGCTTGACTTCACGGACATGTCCAAGGTCATGGAGAAGATCGCCCAGCGCCAGGATGACGAGGACATCGTCATCGGAGCGTTCCGCGAGGAGATAGGTGTCGAGCTGAACTCGCGAGATCTGTACGATCTCGTGGATGCGGACCTCCCGAGGAGCAGAACCAAGGCCGCGCTGGACCGCCTGATCTCGCGCGGCTGGATCATGGCCGTAAGAGGCCGCGGAGGAAACCAGTACACGCTGGTCGCCGTCGGCGAGGAGGGCCCGGAGGAGCTGAGCCTGGGCGAGAGCAGTAACGAGAACGGAGGTGAGGATTGAGTGCGCGACTTTGACGATCTGCCCCTCCTGACGCCGGAGGAGGCGTTTGAGAGGGCCTGGGAGGCGGGAGGCTCCGCCCATCCCGTATTCGATCGCGGCTACCGTGTGCGGGGCCCGAACGACTGGAAGGCGATCGAGACCCTACTGCGTCAGAACGACGTACCAGACATCACCATCGCGTCCCTCGGCTTGCGAGGGCTTGGGGAGAGCCTTGACGCGCTCGCCATTATGTCTGATCGCGGCTGGCACCTTTGGCAGACGGCGGCAAATGCCTACGTCGGAGGGGAGCGGAGGACCGTGCAGGCGATCCGGGCCCATTACTCTGGCGACTAGCCGCCAATCTGGCACCATTTCAACGGAATCTACCCCAGTGACGCAAGTCACTGGGGTAGACCTTTACCGAGGCTTGCATCCTGACATACGCGATGCGTAGGCTTTAGCCATCAAAGGAACGACCGCTGCGGCGGAAAGGGGAACTGAAATGGCACGCAAAGGATCGATGCGAGCGCAGCGAAAGCGCTGGGCGCAGTGGGAGGCGTACCGCAATGAGATGTACGTGACCGACGAAAAGGCCCTCGCCCGCGCCTACCGGGAGTACAGCCTGACCGGAGTCCTGGAGGACCCGTGGACCGGGGACCGGTACTGCCCCAGCTGCGAGAAGCCCGAGCAGTACTGCGACTGCGGATCCGTCGCCTGACCGGCATACCCGGCCGCCCTCACAGCTAATCATCGACATCACGAAGGAATCACCATGAGCCCCAAGCCTGGGACCTATTCCCTGACCTCCCCCAACGCCGTATATGCGAATAGGGCCCTGAAGCACGCGTACTGGGCTCTAGGGGCCTCGGGCGTCGCCGCAGCCCTACGCTCCGTGCTCCCGGCCGAGGCTCCCCTCGATATCGTATGGGGCCTCTGGATGCTCCTGGAGCTGCCGCAGATTGTTTACTTCGGGGTCAGGTCCGTCAAGGCCGGTATCCGGGACGGGCGTGTCCTGGCCATCTCGATCCGCGAGGGGGCCTTCGTCTCGGTCCCTGAGGAGGAGTACCTATGAGGACGCTTCTGAAAGTTCTGGCACTAATCATCAATACCTATAGAAGGAGGGCGCGGTGACTCGTCACATCGTCAGTGCGGAGGAGATCATGCGCCGCGTGAAGGCGTCCCCGGGCGGGGACATCAGAGACTCCGACATCCAGGCCGTCAAGGGCAAGAAACCGATCTCCTATGTCCCCAACAGGCGCGTCGGGCATGCTTGTACCAAGGCCGAGCTCGTCGGGGAGTACGTCCGTTACCTGACCGACATCCACGACCGCCGCAAGGACCTGCTGAGGATCCCGGAGGAGAAGCGGCAGGCGCACATTCTCGCCGAGGCCGAGAAGGCCGCGACCCTCCACCTAAAGGAGACCCGATGATTATCAGACCAACCTACTCGGACGAGAGGCAGGTGCACGCCCTCGGCAACTGCATCAATCTGAAGCGGCTGCGGGACGTCCTGCCGCACGACGACTACGTCCTGCACGCTTCTAGGTGGTGGCGGGTAGCCGAGGAGAGGTACCCGGAAATGGCCTACGACCTCGAGATAGCCGGCCCATCGGACCCCAAGAACCCCGAGACCGCAACCCTGACCGGTGGCGAGGAGGATCTAACTGTCGTGGCCTCGGCCTTCTCCGGCCTTCAGTTTCGGGACGGCATCCTCCTGGACGTCACGTGGCCGAACCTCGAGCTCATATACGTCAGAGATGCCCGCATGCGGGAGGACGGGGGGGATGCCTCGGACGAACAGGTCTTTGGAATTTTCTCCCGCCACTATCGCGGGGATGGGAGCACATACTACGATCCCATCGACCCGGAGATGCAGCCAGGAGTCGCGTCTATTTGGAGGCTCGATCCGCGGTACGACCTCATCCTCGACTGGGAGCCTGTAGATGTGGCCGGCCTGCTGACCGGGATGCAGGAAAAGACCCGTGGCTAAGTTCGAGTTCGGAGGTCCTCCACGCTTCGCTCACCAGAAGCGGGGCCTGGCCAAGCTCATTGCCTGCAACGGCGTTGGAGCCCTCCTCATGGAGCCCGGCACCGGGAAGACGGCGGTCACGCTGGACTACTGCTCCCTGCTGGCGCTGGCCTCGCCCCGTCGCGAGGCCCGCGTCCTCGTGATCGGCCCGCTCGCCGCCGTCGATCAGTGGGCTCTTCAGGCCCCGAAGTGGGTCAGCCCGCAGGTCAACGTCTGGGCGGAGGCTCTGGGAGGCTCGGTCATGCAGCGTGTCGAGGCGCTCCGCTCCCGCGGCGGGAAGGTCGTTGCCAAGCCGACCGGCGGCAAGGGCCGCGGCGCCGGTGGGGATGTCCGAGCTCTTCACGCGAACCGATCCTGGGCACTGGCCGCTCGGAGAGACGGCGTTGAGCTGGACCGGAAGATGGCGGCCAAGGCCGGCCCGGACGTCCTGGGGGATGCCAAGCCTCGCCTAGTGATCGAGGCGATCAACCTGGACACGCTGTCCCAGCGCCGCCAGGTCGGCTCCAAGACGATGGCCGACGTCGTGCTGAGCGCGGTCACGGACTTCGACCCCGACCTCGCCGTGATCGACGAGATGCACAAGATCAAGTCGGTTTCGTCCAACGCGTCCCGTCTGGCGGGGAGGATCGGCTTACGGGTTGAGCGCCGGATCGGACTGACGGGAACCGTCATCCCCCACAGCCCGCTCGACGTCTACGGTCAGTGGAGGTTCCTCGACCCCAAGGCCTTCGGCCGGGTGCAGCCGAACGGTGAGCGTCGCGTGGCGACGTTCAAGCACTTCAAGGAGGACTACGCCGAGATGGGCGGGTACATGGGTCACGAGGTCGTCGGCTTCAAGAACCTGGACCGCCTGGAGGAGATCATGGGCGAGCGCTCATCGGTCGCCATCAAGGAGGAGTGCCTGGACCTGCCCGACGCCGTCGACACGGTCCTCCCCGTCGCCCTGAGCCCGAAGGAGCTCAAGGCCTACGAGGACATGAGGACGAGGCTTCAGGTCGAGTTCCGCGAGGAGGACGACGTCCGGGAGGCCTGCGACGGCGGGGACGCCTCTACCGCGGCCAGCCGCCTCGTGCGCATGACTCGCCTTCGCCAGATCACGGCCGGTCACCTGCCTGACGACGAGGGGCAGGTGCGAGAGATCGGCCGGTCCAAGGCGAAGACCATCGCCTCGCTCATCCACGACACCTTGGGGGACGAGCAGCGCATCGTCGTCTTCGGGTCCTTCACCCACGAGCTGAAGGCCCTGGAGGAGGAGATTGCCGACAAGCGGACCACGGTACTGCGGATCGACGGCTCCACCAGGCCGGAGGACCGGCTGTCGATGAGGCAGCGCTTCGGGTCCGACGACCCGGCGCGCCTCGTCATCGTCGCCCAGATCAAGACCCTGTCGGTCGCAGTGAACGAACTCGTGACGGCCCGCAGCGCCATCTTCGCCTCGCTGCCCTGGCAGCGTGACGACATCGTCCAGGCCCGCGACCGCCTGAACCGGCTTGGCCAGAAGAGTGCAACCACGTTCTGGTACGCGCTTGCACCGAACACTGTGGACGACCTAGTCTTCCAGGCCTATCAGGACCGCACGGACCTGGAGAAGGCCCTTATGAGCCACATCTACAACGATAGGTAAGCCCAATGAGTCCAACCCAACGTCCAGAGGAGGACGTCATCACGGCCGAGAAGGCCACCTACTCCTCCCTCACGCTCCATCGCCGCTGCCCTCAGGCGTGGAAGTACCGCTACCTCGACGGCCTGCGACGCGCGCGGTCCGAGGTCACCCCGGCTCTCGACTTCGGGTCGTGGTTTCACGCCATCCGCGCCGCGGATCGCCTGGCCAAGGGCCGCGCCGAGGGCACACTCAAGGTCGACCTCGAGTCGATCCAGACCACGGCCACCGGTCCCGCCTTCCCCGGCACCGTCTCACCTGATGAGATCATCTCTGCCTCCCAGGACTACTGGGATCGCCTAGACGAGGCGGCTCGGCAGATCTGGCTGGAGTGGCTCGGACAGCCCCTGCCTCAGCGCCTCGCCCACGTATACGGCGAGTGGCGTGAGCGCTGGGCCGAGGCCTCAGAGAACGAGGCCGTCATCGCCGTCGAGCAGCGCTGGGAGCGGGAGATCCCCGGCACCGGAGTCACCCTCTGGGGCTACGCGGATGAGGTCTACCAGGACCGCAAGCGTGACATCGTCGTGGTGCGGGACTGCAAGACGTCCGGCACGCTCGGGCAGGTCACGAGCCTGGACGAGATGATGGACAGCCAGGTCCAGCTCTACGCCTGGGGCCTCGGGCCCCTGTGCGATGAGTGGGAGGTGCCGCGCCCCCGCGCCGTCGCCTTCGATCGCGTACGGTCAAAGGCGCCGAAGACGCCCAAGATCACGAAGGCCGGCAAGCTCTCGGCGTCGGTCAAGGACTACGACCTGAGGACGTACCTCGAGTGGTGCGCCGACGGCGTCCCCTTCGAGGGGATGAAGAAGGACGGCAGTGCCGCGGGCGTGTACACGGCCGAGGAGGTCGAGATCGAGCGCCTGGCCTCGCAGCAGGTCACCTCGCAGTGGTTCGCCCGCCACCTGACCCCGGTTAGTCCGTACCTCGTGCGATCCCATCTCCAGGCAGCGGCCGACACGTGCTCGGACATCTCCCGCACGCGGGTCCGGGCAGACCGACGCGGAGAGGCACCTCGCAACTTCGGGAAGGCGGCCTGCCAGTTCTGCGAGTTCGCCGATCTGTGCCGTGCGCAGATGGTTGGAGGTCCAGGCGGAGAGTACGCGCCGGAGGAGTACGGCCTGCGCTACCGTGACCCGTCTCACAGCGGCGGGTAACCTTCCAGGCTTGCATTGCCCGCCCGCATACACCTACAGTTAAGCCATCCACCCAATAGCGGAAGGAAATTCAATGACCAGTTTCGCCGGCGTCAACATCGTTGACGTTGAGGAGGAGGCCGCCGACTACGGTCGGTGGCTGATCCTCGGGGCGCCCGGTTCCGGCAAGTCGAGTCTCGCCTCGACCGTTGCCACGATGGGCAAGACATTGTTCATAGACCTGCCGGGAGAGAAGGGCACCCAGTCCTTCAAGAACGCCCCCTACGCCAAGAACATCGATGTGGTCCGCCCTGAGAGCGTCACCGCTCTCGACGACATCTTCTGGAGCCTGGACAAGGGGGGCCACGGCTACAAGGCAGTTGTCATCGACAGCCTCACCGCCCTGCAGAAGATGACGATGCGCTACCTCACAGGCTTCTCAGAGACTGCGGTGCGCGAGATTAAGCAGGGCACCACCCCGGCCGACCAGAGGACCTGGGGCCAGGCCCTCGACATCATGACCGACACGGCGGTGTTCTGGTACGGCCTCGCCGACGGCAACCGCAAGGAGCCGATGCACGTCGTCATGACCGCCCAGGTCAAGATGGTCGAAGACGAGATCAACGGGGGCGTACGCCGCTCCCCAGACGTCCAGCGCGGCGCCCAGTCGATCATTCGCGCCACGCCCAACTACATCATCTACACCGACGTCGAGGAGGACCTCGACAACACCGGACGCGACGACGGCCCCTCGTTGAAGCACATCGTGCGCTTCGGCACCGACCCGGAGTACGGGACCAAGGCCCGTATCCCCTACAACCTTCGCGGGAAGGTCCCGTCCGTCCTTGGACGCGACCATCCCGTGACTCTGGAGAAGCTGTCTCGCTTCCTCGGAGTGGGCGGAGTCCCGGAGCGCAAGCCCGCCGCCAGCAAGTCGGCCAAGTCCGACGACTGACCCAGTAACCCAACCACCTAGGAGAACACCATGGCTCTGACCTTCGACTTCACCAACTACAAGGACACTTCCACCGCCCACGTCGCCCCCGGCACCTACCACGCCGAGGTCTCGGACTTCGAGGAGACGACCTCCAAGGCCGGCAACGCGATGTTCGTCGTCTATTTGGAGATCATCGAGGGCGCCCACGCCGGTCAGCAGATCATCGACCGCCTCCCACAGACGGAGAAGGCGATGTTCCGCTCCGCCGCCTTCCTCCAGGCCCTCGGGGTCAAGATCGCCAAGAAGAGGATCGCTCTCAATCCGAAGAGCCTGATCGGGCGCCCGGTCGACATCGTTGTGGAGGACGGCGAGCCCTACAACGGCCGCGTGAGGAGCGAGGTGCGGGAGTACCTTCGCGCCACCAGGCCCGTAAAGGCCGCGCCAGCGGACGACCCGCTGGCCGACGAGTCTGAGGAGTCCGGCGCTCCCGCTGAGTCGGTTAAGCCTGAGCTCGACGCTACGGTCGAGGACGCCGTTGAGCTCGACGTGGACGCGCTGGACATCGACGACCTGGACCTCTGAGTTCTTAAGCACGGCGGCCCCCGCTCAGGCGGGGGCCGCCCCGTACTCGGGAAGGAGTGACATGGCAAGCAAGGAGAGCGGCGTTGTTGACGCCGTCCGGCGCCGCATCGCTCAGGTATGGCCGTCCTCGGTCACCTGGAAGATGCACGGCTCGGTCTACATGGAGGCAGGCATCCCGGACGTGCTGTGCTGCGTCGAGGGGCGCCTGATCTTCCTGGAGGTCAAGCACCAGAAGCCTGGAGAGTCCAGGCCTCACGCGCTGGCCCGCACGTCGGTCGAGCAGGTCCGCCAGATTCGCAGGGTGCGCGCCGCCGGCGGCGCCGCCTGCACCGTCCTGGACGCCGATGAGGCCGAGTGGGCCGTGCGCGAGGCGCTGACCGGCTCGACGCTGTCGAGCATGTACCCCGTAGTCGGGGCAGGAGGTGATCTCAGTGGCGAGGGCTAGGCTGACACAGACCGAGTTCGACTTCGTCCGCCAGCTCGAGTGGGAGAAGATGTCCCCGGCCCAGCTCAAGTCAGCTCGCGAGACCTGGGTGACCGGTTCGGTCTACCAGGACGAGACGAACCCCCGCGTCTGGTGGGTGAGGTCCTACTCGGCCCGGAACACCGGGGAGACTAAGCGGGCCGACGGCAAGCGGTTCCACCACGTGGTCCTGAAGTCGGACCACGGCTACCCAAGGTTCACGTGCACCTGTAAGCACGGCCAGCACTCACGCTGGGCGTCGTGCTGGCACGCGAAGACCGTGGCCCGCATCTACCGGATCATGGTTGATCAGATGAAGCGGCAAGAGAGGGAGGACCTGCTTCATGAGTACCGCAGCAAGCGAAGTGATTGACGACATCCCGGAGCAGCCTGGCAGCGGAGTGGCCGATGCTGGTGATGCGCTCATGGGCGCTGGGGAGACGATCCTCTCCATCACGGCGGCCTGCGCCGGCATCCGTACGCGCATGGTCCTCGAGCAGGGCTGGAGCGAGCACTTCGCTGAGCAGTTCGCCCAGGACCTGGCCCGCGCTCTCGTGAACCAGTCCCTGGCACCGTCTCAGGACTGGCGATCAGCGATGGAGGGGCTGTGACTACCGCTAAGCCTCCGGCGCCGCGCAAGCCGGCCCCGCTGGACTACACCCGACCGATCTGGAAGCGCCAGGACGGCGAGACCGAGGCCGCTTACGCCTCGTTCAAGGTCTACCGGGACATGGAGCGCAGGCGGGTGCGGGACGCGCCCAACGGCAACTCCTACTCGGCCCGGTGGTCGTGGCGGGAGCGGGTCGAGGCCTGGGACAAGCACATGGCAGAGAACGAGGCGAATGAGCTCGTTCGCTACCGGATCGCCATGGGGGACCGTCACCGTGCCCTCGGTCGCAAGGCCCTGGAGAAGGCCGAGATGTGGCTCGACTCGCTGACCGAAGACCGGATCGCCCACATGAGCGCCAATGGCGTCGTCCAGATGATGGACGTCGCGGCCCGCATCGAGCGGGAGGCTGCGGGCGCCGGGGCCGACGCGGCCAAGATTCAGGTCGAGGTCTCCTCCAACCTGGCCGAGATGACGGCGTCGGCCACGACGTCGAGGATCGAGCAGCTGGTCGCCGAGGTCGAGCGCCGTAAGCGTGAGCAGGGTCTCATAGATGTGGGCCCCGCTGACGTTGAGGTGATCGACTCCGAGCAGTAGAGTTGACCTCGGGACATTGGGGCAGAATACCGCCACCCTCGGCATGGGGTGGCGGTATTCTGTATTCATATGGAAGTCCGCCTCAGCGATAGGAGACACCTATGCCCCGCGTGAATAAGCCTTTGGAGCCTTGGGAGATGACCCCCGCCCAGCTGGAGGAGGAGCTGGAGGCGCTCATCAAGCGCCAGGCGTGGCTGGAGCAGCAGCCTAAGTGCGACCGCCCCTCGTGCGACGGCAGGCCTCACGCCGGTGCCCCGTACCCGCACGACCCGACCTACCGCCAGGCGGCCAGCCCGCTGGAGAGCGCGCAGCAGCTCGATGAGGCCTACGCCGGCCGACCGCACATCCAGTACCTCTCCGACCGGCTGACTGAGGCCGTGCGCGCCGTCGAGGCCGGAGAGAACCGCTACATGACGATCTCCATGCCGCCTCGTATGGGCAAGTCCACGCTGACCTCGATCAACCTCCCGATCTGGCTGCTGCGCCAGCACTCGGACTGGAAGATCGGCCTCATCTCCCACTCGCCCCAGCTCGCTACGGCGTGGGGCCGCCAGGTCCGCCGTTTCGTAGAGGAGGACGGCGAGAAGTGGGGCATCAAGATCGCGTCTGACGCAGGCGCCGTGAGCGAGTGGCAGACGACGCGTGGCGGGGGAATTGTGTCCAGGTCGGCTCCCGGCCAGTCGATTACGGGTCTCGGCTTCAAGGTGATGCTGATGGACGACGTCGTGAAGGACTTCGCCGACGCTCATAGCGAGTCGAAGCGTGAGGCGATCTGGGACTGGTGGCAGGCCAACGCGGTCACCCGTCTTGAGCCCCCGTTCCTCTGCATCGCCATCGCCACGCGCTGGCACGAGGACGACTTCATCGGCCGCCTGCTGAACCCGGCCAAGAACCCTGACGCTGACAAGTGGGAGAACGTGATCTTCCCCGCCATCGCCGAGGAGGACGACCCTCTCGGGCGCGCGCCGGGGGACCCGCTTTACAGCCCTCTCGTGGAGGAGACCCGCAAGGAGGCGCTCGAGCGCTGGGACTCGCTCAAGCGCTCAGTCGGCTCTTACATGTGGGAGGCGCTTTACCAGCAGAATCCCGTCCCGGCCGACGGCTCGATCTTCAACCTCGGGTGGCTGAGGTTCTGGACGACCGACCCGTCCAAGGTCAAGGAGGGGGATGACTCGGTCGTCCTCCTGCCGCGCGAGCGGCTGGAGCGCGGCCAGTGGCTCGACTCGTGGGACCTCACGTTCAAGGGCGCCTCGACGTCGGACTACGCCGTCGGGCAGCGCTGGTGCAGGCAGGGTCCTGACCGGTTCCTGATCGCTCAGCAGCGCGGGCAGTGGAGCTTCACCCAGACGCTGGAGAAGATGCTGCGCTGGTGCAACGCCGGCGACCTGGACGACAAGGCCTCCCCCGGAGGCTCGTTCGTCCACCAGCGCCTCGTGGAGGACGCGGCCAACGGTACGGCCGCGATCGACGTCCTGCGCAAGAAAGTGGCAGGCATCAAGCCGGTCAAGCCCCGCTCGTCCAAGGAGGTCCGGGCCCGCGCCGTGACGCCGGAGATCGAGTCCGGCAACGTCTACCTCCCGCACCCTTCAGACCCGGGCAACGGCTGGGTGAACGAGCTCATCTCCGAGATGCGGGCGTTCCCGTCTGGCAGGCACGACGACCAGGTGGACGCTCTGAGCATGGGCCTGCTCGGACTGCGCGACGCGGGTCAGGCGTCCCTGTTCGTCCCTAGGGGGACGATCCGCCGCGCTGTGAGCGGTCTCTCACTGGCAGGTACTATTCCGAGGTTCTGACGGCTTGCATCTCCTGCAGGGCGGACGTATGATTTCATACGTCCGCCCTGATTACGTAAGGAGACGCCATGAAGCCACTGTTAAGGGGCAGCACCCCAGACGCCCTGTTCCGATCCTCTCAGCGGAGGGTTGCGGAGCTGTCCAAAGCCCTCCAGGACGCCTACATCTGGTCTTACACCTACGGCAAGCTGGACGAACTGGATTCGATCCTGCGGGAAGCCTGCGTCCCGATCCCGCAGGAAATCGTTACCCGGGACCGGATGATCCAGGTCTGGGAGGAGGGCCGCGAGCGGTTTCCGGCGGAGTTCAGCGCACAGGCGGACGGCCCTGCCTCGGAGATCTCGTGGATGCTCCACTACGCCTCCCTCATGCGTGATGCGCGCGCCGTGGACGACAGCCTTGCCCGATCCTGGCTGTGGTACCTAGCCATCTCGGCGTCCAGGCTCCTTCCCGAGGACTTCGACGTACTCACCGGGGCCCTGGAGGAGTACTCCAGAGCCGCTAAGAAGCACCCCGGCATGACGCTGGAGTGCGACGGCCACACCGACGCCACGCGCCTATGCGCCCTCGTGGAGGAGATCGGAGAGGTCGCGGCATGTCTGACCTATGACAACGACGCCGAGACCGGCCACAACTCGGACCTGGAGTCCGAGGTGATCCAGGTCATCGCCCTGGCGCTGGCATGGGCCACGCGCTACCTAAAGGACGGCGAGTGAGGTGGGCGTCAAAGTAGGCCACCCTCCTGGCCCATACCAGCTAGATGTCGCCTACTGCGGAGGTCTGCCGGTAGGGACCGTAGAGAAGATAGTCATGAGTGAGCCGGGCCACGGCCGATTGGGGCCATACATCCGAAAGGCCTTACGGGACTCATTCTCGGTCAAGCTGCTGGTTGAGGACTCCTCAGGACCTGAGGAGGCGGGATGCTGAACGTGCTGCCCCAGGTGACTGGGATATTCGTCTCCCGGCACCTGAAGATCAGTTACTCGGCCGCCGTCGAGCTCGCGAGTCTCGCATTTTGGAACGGGCTCAGGCTGCGGCTCGAGGTTTCCACTAAGCCTAAGGAGGTCGGGACACGGTCAGTAGTCCTCCGTCTCGGAGGACTCTCTATCCGCCTGGAGCGCCTGCACACCCACCTCGATCTCTGGATTAGTCGAGACGGGCGATGTATCGAGATAGGCCGAGACCTGACCGACATGCGTGAGGTCCTGAAGAAGGTCAGGACGACGGCCGAGAACTATCAACGGACTCAAAGGCCGTGGTGGGCGGTAGTGCCTACCGACCGGTATCAATTCATCAAGTTCCTATAGGAGACACCTATGACATCAATCAATGACGTTGCCGACCTCCCGAAGCGCCTGGAGGCGTGGGCCGGTGGGAAGGGCTACCGCAAGGCCTTCGGGATCGACGCTGAGCGCGCGATGGCCGACGACCTTCGCAAGCTTCTCTCCCTGACCGTCCAGCAGGCAAAGGCCCTGGAGGACACGCGGGAGCAGGTTCACTTCCTGGAAAAGCGCCTCCCGACCTCACAGACCGACGCCTTCGAGTCTGAGACCGCGCTCGACGACCCCTTGGAGGAGGCCGCTCGCCTCGACCGCAAGGCGCGTCGGGACGCGAAGTTGGCCCGCGCGGTTCTCCAGCAGGAGGTCCTGGCCGCCTACTCACGCGGCATCTCCAAGTCGGCTCTCAGCCAGGTCTCCGGCATGACTCGCCAGACCGTGGACCGCGTCCTCGGTGAGTGGAAGCGCAAGCCCCCGAAGATCGCCGGACGGGAGGATGGGGCGCCTCTCACACTGATCTGACCGCTGCGGGCTTGCTCTGGGACGTATGACGGCATACGCTTAGGGCAAGCCCGCACCCCAACTGCTAGCGAGGAACCATGAGCACAGAAACCTCAACCACCGAGACCCCGCGGAACCGCGCCCCCCAGCACCCTCAGGCGCAGATCAAGCCCCTGGACGCGACCGCTCTGCACGAGGCGCGGGCGTGCCTCGTCTACGAGGGAGACCGTGCAACCGCCAAGCTGAAGCGCTGCGGCAAGCACTGCTGGGGCGTCTACCCTGCCGACCTGGCCGTCCCTACCGAGTTCGGCGCTTCCGCGCTGGAGGCTGTGACGGCGTGGATGAGCTCCCGAGACTGAATGCTTCGCACCCCGACCCGCGCCTACCGAAAGGAACACCAATGGCCATGAACATAGTTCCGGATTTTGTTCGAGATATATCCACCCCGGGAGATAAGCCCTTCGACGTACTTCGCTACTGGCACCGCAGCCTCATCCACATCACCACGGCGATGCACGACCGCGAGGTCACTTACGGAGTACTGGGCCTGGGGCACGGGAACGGCGCCCACTTACGATGGATGGCCCGAGACGCGGCCAAACTCCTCATTCGCCTAGGAGTGGATGATCCTGCCGCAGCGTTCCAGGCGGAGTACATGCGAGCTGCCCAGAAGCACCCGGGCATGACGCTGGAGTGCGACGGGCACACGGACGCCACCCGCCTGTACGCCCTCGTGGAGGAGATCGGGAAGGTCGCGGCATGTCTGACCTATGACAACGCCCAGGGCACGGGCCACAGCCCCAACACCGTCGCCGAAGTCGCCCGGGTGGGGGCACTAGCCCTCGCCTGGCTTATCCGCTACCCGGACGGAGAAAACCGATGAACGACACTGACGCGATTGCCGCCAATCTCAAGGAGTATCTGGAAGCAGACTACTTCGCCGGGGCGGTCAAAGATGTATGCGCACTCATCAACCACATCGTCTTCCTTGAAAAGAAAGTGGCCGACCTGAAAGCCGCAATCGCGAGGATGGAAGAAGGGGGGAGCGATGAGCGTCCTAGCCAGGATTGTTGACAAGCTGAGGAACTACGAGTACGAGAAGGACGGCTACGCGTACGCGGTGGGCGACATCTACGCCCTCATCCACCACATCGCCGGCCTCGAAGAGGAAATCGACGACCTAAGAGTCGAGGCGCGCGAGAAGAGCGCCTGGGAGGGCCGTTATTACGCGCTCCTAGAGGAGTGCGAGGCCTTCCGCCTACCTGGTCGGGAGGTGCCCGAATGACCGGCATGCCCGAACCTCCCAGGTGGGAGAGGTACCCGCTCCGCACGGCAGAGCTGTGCGCCGGATACGGCGGCCTGAGCCTAGCCGTCGGGGACCGTCACCCGGCGTGGGCGGCCGAGATCGACACGCATGCGTCCAAAGTCCTGGCCAGGCGCTTCCCGTGTACCCCCAACCTCGGAGACCTGACCGCCATTGACTGGTCAGCGGCCTCCGCAGTGGACGTACTCATGGGCGGAACCCCGTGCCAGGACCTCTCCACCGCCGGCCGCATGGCCGGAATGTCCGCAGATACCCGTTCCGGGCTGTGGCACTACATGTTTCACGCTGCTAAGGAGCTGAGTCCTAATGTCGTCATCTGGGAGAACGTGGCCGGAGCCCGCACTGCCCGATCCGGAAGTATCCCTGCCCTCGGACGAGTGGTCACGGACCTGGCCTCGCTCGGGTATGGCGTGGTCTGGGACTCTGTCCGAGCATCCGACTGCGGTGCTCCCCATCGCAGGGAGCGGGTCTTCGTCCTGGCCTTCCGGCCCACTGCTGCCGACTCTCTCGGCATCCTCCTCAACCGGACCCGGCCTGCACGGGACTGGCGGGATGAATCTTCAGACCCGGATTCACCTGCTGATGACCCACGCCTCGGAGAGTACCGGGACCGGCTCAAGCTGTGGGAGCGTCTGACAGGTTTCCCGATGCCCGATCCGGAAGAGGACGCCCCGCGCGGAGGCCGGCGCCTCTCCGCGCGGTTCGGGGAGTGGATGATGGGCCTGACTCCGGGATGGGTGACAGGCGTCCCCGGCCTGTCCCGCACCGCTCAGATACGCATCCTGGGCAACGGCGTCGCACCCCTCCAGGGCCGCCTCGCCATCCACTCCCTGACGGGCCGAGCCTTGGAGATGGTCGCATGATCGCGTCACTGACCGCCGTCGCCGCGGCCCTTGGCCTCGGCCTTCCGCTCTTAGCGCTCGGAGAACTCATCCGAGAGCGCAAGGAGCGCCGCCTCAGAAACCAGCACACCTCGCCCAACCGGAGGGACACGCCATGAGCAGATACGATTCATTCACCCGAGTGGTACACCGCCAGGACGGTTTGGAGACCGCCTACCACACCGCCTCCCCGGCCGAGGTAGAGCGGGTCCTCCTGGAGGACGGGAACTTCGTTTTCAGCACGGACGAGTTCGGGTCCGGGTTGGGCCCGAAGGTCGAGCTCTACCTGGGGGACGGCGCCTGGCTGGAGGTGCGGGACGGCCTTACGCCGAACGTCCGGCTCACCCTCCCCGAGGAGTACGTCGAGGCCCTGGACCGGGAACCGCTCAGCCCGGGCCGGTCGCGCCGGCTCTACTGGTCCTCTCCCGCCTCTCCGCACGGCCTGGACGATCCGACCCAGAACCCCCACGGCTACGGTGACGTGACCCTGTACGTCCCGGAGAGCCTGGAGCCCGCCTACCGCGACAAGGGATTCTCCGAGTACGGGGTCCCCAGCCGCCGTTACCTGGAGATCTGGGAGGGTTACGAGCCCGGTCAGGACGCGGGTGCGGGAGGTCCGGCGAGGGAGTCCGAGGCCGTCGAGTCCCCGACCCACTACACCTGGTTAGGCCAGGCGCTCGCCGAGCTCGGCTTGAGTGACGCGGCCAACGTCGAGTCGTGGGACGTACTGGACGCGGCCTTCCCGGCGGACCCGTTGCTGTGGAACTGCGGCAAGTATCTGCTGCGGCAGGGCCGCAAGGGCGGCGAGGGGAAGCGCCTGGAGGACCTGCGCAAGGCCCGCCAGTACCTCGACCGTCGGATCACATCCCTGGAGGAGGCTGAAGATGACTGACCTCCATCCAGGCCTGCGTGAGGCGCAGCTGAAGCTGGCCGATGCAGGCATACTGACTGTCAAGCATGGGGAACGCCTAATCCAGTACGCGCCTGGGATAGTCGGCCTGTATCTGCCGGTGACGGTTGAGCGGTTGCCTTCGGGGAAGCTGCTCGTAGGCGGGGGGACCACGACTCGAGTTAGAGAGGTCCTGATAGAGGCAGGACTCCCAGTAGTAGGTCAGGAGGGGAGTGCCTCGTGTCCTCAGTGATTCCGATCGGGTCCTCCGTGAGGATCGACGTGATCGATGCGGGAGATCTGCGGGTCGGCATGGCCTTGCTCGACTCTACCTATCTCGTCTACGGCGTTGTCTCAGAGATTCGTCGCGTCTACAAGGATCGGGGACGGGAAGGGCACTACGAGTATCGCCTGGAGGGCGGTAATCGCTTCCTGCCTCCAAGCATCTTGCCGCTGGGCTGCACCGTCGGAATAGTGACTGAGATCACCGAGTAGCCTTATCTTGTACCCATCCAGGCAATCCACTCACAAAAGGAAAGTGACATGAGCAACACTGAGAACCGCCCCGAGACCTACACCGAGAAGGTGGACCGCATCGCCGCCGAGCTGCTGGACGTCCTGCGCGACGTCCTCGGCCCCGACCGGCGCCTGCCCGAGCCCCGGGCCCCCTACGCCCGCTACGGGGACCACTCAGTCACCGTGCGCGACGGCGAGCATGGCAGGGTCGAGGTGACCGCGCACCTGACGGCTGCCGGAGCCGTCAAGGAGTACTCGGCCCGCCTCACTCGCGGCGACCGGGACTCCGGGCCGTGGACCGCCGTCGGCCCGCTCCGCATGGACTGCTCGGAGGACCCCGAGGAGCACCCCACCATCATCTACGTCCTTCCCCTCATCATCCGCCTAGGTGTGGCGGGGAGGCGGATGAGGAGTGCAGCGCAGGCACTGGGGAGGGCCGGATTCCTGGCCGAGCACCTCGGCTCGAGGATCGTCCTGAGGGAGGCCCGGCCGTGGGGGTCCTACGCCGTCGCTACCGTCGAGCTCGACCCGGACAACGGGGCGCTGCGAGCTCACGGCCGGGACGCGGCCCTGGTGCGGAGGGTCCTGTACCGGGCCAAGGTCTTCTGAGTGATCTGTGACGCGAGTCACCCAATACGCCCCGCCAGCGGCTTGCCGGCGGGGCGTATGCATGCATACGCTAGAGCCATGAGAACGAACCGCCCCGCCCGCCGGACCGCCCGCCACAGCTCCTCCAACCGCCCCACCCTCGCAGCCATGTTCGTCGCCGCCACCGCAGCAGCGGCCGTTACCATCCTCGTCACCGTCGCCGTGGTCGCTCTGGCCTGCTACCTGGCCGGGACCCCCTCAGCCGCCCCGAGGAGCGATCAGCGCAGGCAGGCCTCGACCGCCTCGACCGCGCCGCTGATCGACCCGACCGCCGGCCGAGGGGCCGACTCCGCCACCTGTAAGCATGCCCCGCGCTCGCCCCGCTGCATGCGCGAGGGCGGCACCGCCGCCGTCGTGCGGGACAGGGGCGCGGCCCGCTCGGTCCGTGGCGGCGACGACCAGACCGTCCTGCTCGGCGGCGAGGGGGCTCGCCCGGCCGAGGTGCCGGGGCGCGTGCCCGGCCGCGGCGGCTGGGTCGGCGAGCTCGGCCCGTCGCGGGCCTGACCCGCCCTAACCGGCGGAATCGCGCCGACCCGGTCGGGGACTTGCACCCAGACCGTATGACGGCATACGCTGAAGCCATGAGCAATTCACGCACCGCCCAGCAGCCCACCGACCACCTCACCACCCAGGAGCCCGCTGTGACCCAGACCACTACCCCCTCCGCCCCCACCGCCGACCAGCTGACCGACCAGATGGAAGTGATCGCCGCCACCGCCTCCGCCACCCTCGGCCTGGTCCGGGTCAACGAGTGGCGCACCGGCCGGATCGGCCTCATCAAGGAGCACAGCCCGCTCCAGGCCCGTATGAGGGTCGAGGAGGGCCGGGTCGTGGCCCGGATGACCGGCCGCGAGCGCGGCGGCCGCGAGGTGGCCGGCGGCATGGCCGACGTGCTGGACGCCCTCGTGCAGCACTTCGAGGCCCCGCTGCCCGCCTGACCGGGCGGCCGCCGGGAGGCGGCTTGCCGCCGGCCCCGCCCACCTGAGGAGGTGGGCGGGGCCGTTTCATGCCCGTGAAGGGGTCTAGGAGCGACTCTGACGGACTTTCAGGGCCGGGCAGGGCCGTCATACGGGTGGGAGGGTTCTAGGCCGTCAGAGAGGCTTACACGGCCTCGCAGGCGGCGGTCCCTCCGTAGGAGGGACGCAAGGTGCGCGGCGGGCGCCTCGAGGAGACGGTCGGGCAGGGCGCTCGAGGGGGCGTACGTCCTCAGAGGCCGCCAGAGCCCCGTAGACGGGCTAGCGCCCCGGTACCTGGGTGCGGGTACCGGGGCGAGGGTGCTAGGCCGTCTCAGAGGCTTACAGGGCCGTGGATAGGCGTTGCAGGGCGAGGGGGCCGAGGGGCGTGGGCGGCGGAGACCGCGTAGCGGTCCTGCCGGCGGCGCAGATGGTGCGGGTGGACGGCCCGAGGGGTTGTCCGGGGCGGACCGGAACCTGGGAGAACCCTGGGAACGTAGTGTGGCGCCAGCCACAGGTCCTTACTATATCTATGGCTTCCCCTCCCCTACGGGGAGGGGAAGCCTATTAGAGAATATGTAACTTAGCATACAACCGCGCCATTCCAACGGAAAGTACGTATGCTCCGCATACATCGGACGGTAGCAAGTGTATGACAAGTTACATGTGACGCAGATCTCTTGCCCGCCATCATACGTCACTTTGAGAAATTAATTTGAGTGACGGCATTCACATACCTAGAGGTACAGCGGGTGAGAAACCTGGGAGAACCCTGAGAAACCTGGGAGAACCCTGGGAACCGCTACGGCGGGGACCGGCATCGGAGACGGCTCAGGACCGCTACGGCCCGGGGTCGGCCAGGGCCTCGGGGACGGGTCGGGGGGCTCGGGCAGGCGGGGCGGGGGACCTGTACCGACAGGCGCAGGGGCGTCTACGTACCGCCGCCGGCGCCGCGCTCGAAGGTGGACGGCTGTCGGAGGAGAACCGCCACGGGGCTGAGGGTGGGGAGCTGAGACGGCGGTGGCGGAATACCGCGGAAAAGTAGGGGCGGTGTATGCCGTCATAACGGACTTTTCGTTGCAATTGCAACGGTCGGAGAAACCTGGGACGGAATTGGGCGAGCCGTGGACCGTCCCCGCACCCGTACCCGTGGCGAGGCTAGGAGTGGGGCCGGTCACACAAGATGGCGGGGTATGCCGGGGCCGTCCGATGCCGGTCCGCACTCTGCTCGCCCCCGTCCCGGCAAGCCGGGCCGCGCCCTCGCGCGAGCGTCCTCGCTGCGGCGCATGCCACGGTGCACCCTCCTCGCTACGGCGCCGGCGCTCCGCTGCGCTCCGCGGCGGGCACCTGGGCGATGAGTGCGCAGCGATGGCATACACCTGCGCTCGGAGCACTCGCTCCTCGACCGCACGGCCCTGCCGTCGGCGTGCATGCCAGGGTGCACCGACCTGCGCCTAGGGGCTCCGGTCGGTGCAGCCATGGCATACACGCCACGAGCAGGGGAGGGCTGTGCGGGGCGGTTCGCCACGGGGCGGGGTGTCGATCGGGCTTGCTGCGCTGCGCCCTCTCGAACCGCCCCGGGCTCAGGGTGCCCGCTACGCCCTCGAGCCGGTGGAGGATGGTCAGGGCGGGGCCGGATGACTGGATGACTGGATGACGGGCAGGGCGCGGGGCCGGGAAGCGGGGTCAGAACGGGTGAGCCGCCAGGCCGCCCAGCACGAAGCCGGATGCGAGGAGGAGGGCGACGGAGCCGATGGCGAGCAGGATGTCGGCCGGGGAGGGGCGGTGAGTCATGGTCGGACCTTTCGAGCCGGGTGGATGGTGTCACGGGGGCGGGGCGGGGCGGGTGCTGTAGACGGGAGTGGGGTGAGGTGGGGTGGTAACGCGGGTTAGCGGGGAGCCCCGGGCGGTAGGGGCCGTTGCCGGCGTAGCGGGCGGTGGATGGGGGTATGCCGCGCTAGCGACGGACGAGGGCGGTCAGGGAGGCGTCTTCCTCGAGGACCACGGCGCGGCTGGAATCGGGGGAAATCGTTGCCAGGCAAGGCAAAGGTGTGTCTGGCGACGTGGTGCAGCGGGGCAGATCGAGCGGAGATGCGTGGGGGTTTGTCCTGTCATAGGGGGCGTGCGTGTCCTCGGTCACCCAGTCCGACTGAGCGTCCATATGTCCTGACATAGCGGAGGACGTGGCGGAAGTTTGTCCTGACACAGTAGAGGCAGGGGTAGAGGCAGGGGCAGAGGCAGGAGCAGCGTCGTGCTGGGCGGTGGCGAGCGCGGCC